CCCCATCGGGCTCACCCTAAACCAAGCCTACACCACGGCTACTTATTACGGTAACGCCACGCTGCCTTCTACAGTGCGTGCGCAGCTTGTGATCTGGGGCAGCGGCGTGGGCGCGTTGTCGCTACCATCCGCATCCTCGGTGGGGGCAAATTGGTTCTGCATGATCCGCAACGGCGGCACAGGCATCTTGACGCTGACCCCCAATGGCGCAAACACCATCGACGGTAACGCCAGTCAGCAGCTTCAGCTTACCGAGTCGTTAGTGCTGGTGTCCGATGGCTCCAACTGGAATACCTTCGGCTATGGCCGTTCTAACACCTTCGCCTACACCCAGTTGTCGCTATCGGTAACCGGGGGCACCACGACGCTCACCTCTACGCAAGCGGCCAACACCATTCAGTATTACTCTGGCGCGCTGACCAGCAACCAGATCATCGTGGTGCCGTCCACGGTGCAGTTTTACATCATCACCAACACCACTACAGGGGCTTTCACGTTCACCGTGAAGACCGCAGTGGGCGGCGGCGCGACGGTCACAATCCCACAAAACACGTCAATCGCACTGGTGTGCGACGGCACCAACGTTTATAACGCGGCTTCGGGTTCGTCAAGTTCAATCACCACGTTGACCGTGGGCAACGGCTCTTTGGCCGTCCCGTCTATCAAATTTAGCGGCGACTTGAATTCAGGTATCTACCTACCCAGCACGGGGCAAGTTGGCTTTGTCATTGCAAACGCGCAAGCTGGGTACTACGACGCCACGGGATTTACCATAGTGGGCAAGATGGCCGCAAGCGGCGCGGTGTCGGGCACTACGGGCACGTTCACCACTGGTATTCAAGGCGGGGCCTTTTAATGACCAAAAAAGTCATTTCAATGGAAGTCCCTCCGGGGATACAGCGCGACGGCACGGTGCTTGATGCGCCGTGTTTTGTCGATGGCCGCTGGGTGCGCTTTCAACGAGGCAGGCCGCGCAAGATCGGTGGCTACGATGCCATCTTCCTAAACGCAAGTGGCATATCTCGCGGCATGGCCATGACTTCCGTAAACGGCTTTAACTACGTGGTTTCCGGCTACAGCGGTGGCCTTGAGCAGTGGATTACGGGCACCAGTGGCGGGCTGGGCTCGGGGCCGTACACGTACACCCTTTCCGACTTTACAGCCAGCGCCAACAATTTGTGGCAGTTCGACATCGCCTACGACTCCACCGGCAACAACACCAACAACTTGGTGGCGCATCCGGGCCAGAACCTGAGCTTCATCACCTCCACGGTCGAAACACCCGTGCTGTACGGCGAATTTCCCGGCAACTACTTGTCGCTCACCATGTCCAAGGTGGGCCAGTTCACCGCTGCGGGCTCAATAAACAGCACCACGACCTTTACCCTTGCGGCGGCGAACGTGCGCGTGGCCGCTGGCCAGAGCATCAGTGGCACCGGCATCCCAGCAGGCACCACGGTGACGCTGGTGGTAGGCACTACCGTCACGATGTCCGCCGCAGCTACCGCTACGGCCAGCATCACGGCCACCTTTGACAACAACATCGCGGTGTCGGGCGGCTGCGTCGTGATCCACCCGTACTTGTTTGTGTACGGCAACAACGGCCTCATCCGCAACTCCAGCGCTGGTGACTTTGCCAACTGGGTCAGCCCAGACGCCAACGCCACCAACGTGGCCACTGGCAAGATCGTCAAAGGCTTACCTATCCGTGGTGGCTCCACGTCGCCTTCTGGCCTGTTTTGGGCCGTTGACGCCCTGATCCGTGTGAGCTTTCAGCCATCTACTTCAGGCGGCGTGAACTACTACTGGGTCTATGACCTCGTGAGCAGCCAGACTTCGATCATGTCGTCTAGTTCGGTCATTGAGTACGACGGCATCTTCTACTGGGCTGGTGTGGATCGCTTCTTGTCCTACAACGGCGTGGTGCAGGAAATCCCCAACAACAGCAACCAGAACTATTTCTTTGACAACGTGAACATGACCCAGCGCCAAAAGGTATGGGCCACCAAGGTGCCGCGTTATGGAGAAATCTGGTGGTTCTACCCCAAAGGTGATGCCACCGAATGCACCGATGCCATCATCTACAACGTGCGCGATAAGACGTGGTACGACGCTGGGCAGGCTATCGGTGCGCGCCGTTCTGCGGGCGTGTTCTCCGAGGTGTTCCCCAAGCCTATTTGGGCGGGCAACGAGGCCAACACAGAGGGCGAGTACACCCTATGGCAGCACGAGACCGGCGTGGATAGCATCTACCTGACCAACGTAAACGCCGTGCAGAGCTATTTTGAGACCTACAACATCGGCACGCTAGGCGGACTGGTAGGCTCGGTGCAGCAGCCCGGCGATAACTTGTGGACGCGCCTTGAGCGTATTGAGCCGGACTTCTTGCAAGAAGGTGAAATGTCCGTGGTGGTCACGGGCCAAGGCTATGCCGATGACACCGTGGTGGAATCCGATCCCTACGTTTTTTCGCCGGGTACGCTCAAGATCGACATGCGTGAGCAGCGCCGTGAAATGCGGCTGCGCTTTGAATCAAACACCGCTGGTGGGACATACCAAACTGGCCGCGTGCTGCTGTCCTTGACCACTGGTGATGTTCGCGGAACAGGCAACCCATGATTCCCGCACAAGTCTATGACCCACGCAACTTCACTTGGGATGCTTGGTGCGCGCTCATGGCCGAGCTTTTTGCGTCCAACCAGCTTGGAACGGTGCCCGAAAGCCTTTGGACTACATGGGCCGATGGCATTGCTGGTATTGGCCGGTTCGCCGGTGCCCCTGACAGTCGCAACTTTGCGACGTGGCAGGATTGGGCGTTTGCGTTCAACAACGCATTAAGGAAATAACCATGGAGAATATCGGCGGCTTTAGCGATAGTGACGGGTGGTACGCACCAACGGGGGGTGAAGCGCGTGCGGGTATGGGTTTTGCCGGTACAGGTAGCGGCCTGTCGGGTACAGGCGGCGGCGCAGCGCAAGCGGGTTTTGGTGGCGGGGGATACGGCGCGGGCGCAGGGTATTACACAGGGGGCGGCAACGGGGGTCTTACTCCCGGTGCCTTAGAGCGATTAGCCGCTGATAACGCCGAAATAGAGCAAGCCGCTCGTGAACAAGCTGCCCGTGAAGCAGTGCGTGCGGCGGAACAGCAAGCCGCAGCACAGCAAGCCGCTCGTGAACAAGATGCTCGTGAACAAGCTGCCCGTGAAGCAGCGCGTGCAGCGGAACAGCAATCCGCTTTTAATGAAGCAAAAAATGTTGATGTTGCGGCGCTCAAGCCTAACCAAGTAGCCGCCATCTTGGCGGACACAAATTACCCACAATGGCTTAAAGACCTTGTAACCCAAATACAACCCGCAGAGGGCAGCACATTGGAGAAGCTGGGCCTACAGCCCGGCGTTACCTCTGACCAGTATTTTTCCCAAGAAACACCGGAGCAACGCGATGCGCGCATGAACTTGGTGGGTAAAGGTCTTAATGGGGTTGTAAACGCCTTCATAAGTATGTCCCCCATGGGGGCAACGTGGAACGCCATGAATACCGCCGCGAACGTATTGACCGGCAAAGAAACAGTTGGTCAAGCGCTTACGAAGATGGGCACTGCGTATGTGGCCAGCAAACTGGGCATCCCTACGGGCGCGCTCAATTCAGCACTTGCGGGCGACCTTGGCGGCGTAGCGCAATCATTGGCTATGGGCCAATTGAATAAAACAATTTCTAACGTCACTGGTTTGCCTTCCGGTTTAGTGTCAATGGCCACGAATGCCACCGGTGTCGGCTCAAATATAAAGTCCGCCGTAAATACGGCCATTGGAAGCACGCCTACTGGGTTCAGTACCAACAAAATCGCAAGCGCGCTTGATAGCATTTTAGGAACCGCGCCTGCAAAAACGACTACAACGGCTACTACGCCTCCAAAAATTTCCATTGACCCAAACGCGAACCCGTATAACGATGTACTTTCAGCTAACCAGCAGCTTTCGTTAGACCGCGCACTAACTGCGCCTGATACCCCAACTACCGTAGGTGGTCTTGACTCGTTAGACCGCGTAAATGTCACAGGGGCAAACACGGGCGACGGCGCTGGGGTTGGTAGTGAAACAGTTCCTATCAGGGCGACCTATGGTGCGGAAACAGAAGGCGCATTAGCGCCAGTAACAATTACGGCAAAACGTTTACCTAAAGAAGAAGAAGAACCGCCCAGTGCGCTTGAAACAGTTCCTAGCACCGCAACCTATGGTACAGAAACAGAAGGCGCATTAGCGCCAGTAAAAATTACGGCAAAACGTTTACCTAAAGAAGAAGAAATACCTACGCCAGTAATGCCTCCGAATGTTGGAACGCTTGAGCCTGTAACGGGCAGCTTGCCAGTTGCAGCTACCCCCGTGGCTACTACGCCTACGCCTACGCCTACGCCTACGCCTACGCCTACACCTACGCCAGTAACATCCACCGCCGCAACGCCAACAGGTGGCTTGCCGACAGTTTCAGACGCTACCGCTGCTGCGGGGCGCATGGCGCAACTTGGAAAAATGGGGTCTTCAGAAATGGGTTACAACCAAAACCTTAGACAACTCAATATGCCTGAATTAACGCAATTTGAGATGCCAACCGACGAAACACTATCAAACGTTGACGTGAACAAAGCCTTGGCCGCGTTGGCGGCGTATGCGCCCAACGCCGAGCGCGATATAGTGCCCCAGTTCTTTGCCGAAGGTGGGCAACCCGATGCGCAGAATTTGTTGGATTCGTACCAGCGGGCCGACATGCAAAAAGCGCTTAAAAATTTAGGTGAAGTAGGCTCGGGTTTAACGCCTGCCAAGCCCCGAGTGCTTTCTCTTGAAAAAGTAGGTGGCCCAAACCAGCAGCAATCCTTGCGCCAAATGGGTGTAGTACCGCAGCTTGCAACTATTTTGCGGGCTCGGGGCATGCGTTTGGCCGAAGGTGGCCAGCCCGACCACACCCATCCGCACTACGATGGGACTCCGCTCTTTCGCACCGGGGGGCTGGAAAGTCTGGGCGGCAAATACGTCGAAGGCAAGGGTGACGGCACCAGCGACGACATAGCCGCGATGCTGGCCAACGGTGAGTACGTCTTCTCCGCCGATGTAGTGGCGGCGCTGGGCAACGGCTCCAACAAGGCTGGGGCCGAAAAACTAGATGAAATGGTGCAGTCGATCCGTGCTCGGGCACGCTCTGCGCCCCCCGACAAGCTCCCCCCGGATGCCAAGTCTCCACTAGAATATCTGAAATCCTCAAAGGGGAAAAAGCATGACTGATTTAACCCAATCATCGGCGACAACGGCTACCACAGCGCCGGACTGGTACACCCAGTCGATGAAGAACCTTGCTGCGGGCGCATCGCAGTACGGTATTAGCGGCCCCAACGCGCCCGCATACGTTGGCGCGCAGCCGTTGCAGACACAAGCGTTTGAAGCGGCGAAAACCAATGTAGGTAACTACCAGCCCGGCTTGGCTACTGCGGGCGGCATGATAGGGCAAGGCGCGGGCGTGGACATCACAGGCGCGGCTAACCCATACCTTCAAGCCGGTACGTCTAGCTCTGCTGATCTGGTGGGCGGGTACATGAACCCGTATATCAGCAGCGTGGTGGACAAAATCAGGCTGGCCAATCAGCAAAACATTGCGCAAAACTTGTCGCCGGGTATCACCGCTGGTGCGGTGGGCGCTGGCCAGTTTGGATCGCAGCGTGGTGCAAACGCGCTGGCGCTGGGCATATCCAACGCCAACATCGGTGCGTTGGGCCAGCAGGCCGCAGCGCTGCAATCGGGCTATTCTGACGCGCTCAAAGCCGCGCAAGCGCAGCGTGCCGCTCAACTAAGCGCTGGCCAGATCGCGGGCAACATGGCCACTCAAGAGGCCCAAAAATTCCGTGACTTGTCCACCAACCAAATGAACTTGGCTAGGCAGCAACAAGAGCAAGGCGTAGTTGATGTAAACCAGTTGGCCACCATGGGTGAGCAACAACAGAAAATTGCGCAAAATAAAGAGCTTTTCCCGCTAGATGTGCTGAACAAACAGGCAAGCATATTCAGCGGCGCGCAGGTGCCCATGTCCACCATCCAGACGATGGAAGGCTCCCCCCTGTCCGCGATTGCAAGTCTTGGGTCTTTAGGTATGGCAGCATTTGCGCCGGGGGCCAACACCTACGAGCCCGTTTTAGACGCAAACGGTAACCCTACGTTTGACGCCAGCGGCAAGCCTATCATGAAGATTGTATCGGGGGCGTCCCACGCTGAACGGTTTATAAAGTGGATTCAAGAGGGGCAGAAGGGCGCTCCACCTACTCCGCCTGCAAAAACAAATACGGGTACTGGTACGGGCACAGGCGGTGGCTACGGTAACACCGGGGGTAGTGGCCAAACGGGCGGTCAACCGGGTGGTTCTTTGCCGGGGTACACCCCGCGTGTTATTTCCGATGGTGCGGGCGGGTACATATCTACTGATACCGGCCTGCCTGTGAACGCCGATGGCACCCCGTTAACCGGCACTGGTGGCGGCACTGGCGGCGGCGGCATGGGCGGTGAGTACGTGGCTTCCGATGGCGCGGGCGGTTACATAGATACCAGAACCGGCTACCCTGTGAACGCCGATGGAACCCCGATTGACCAATCCGAGAGCGAAGACACCACGGGCGGATACTGGGATGAAGACGGCAACTGGGTCGAAAACCCATAAGGATTAAATCATGGCGACACAACCAATGGGCGGTTTGCCCGACCCCTCCAAGATCAACTACTACGGTGCGCCCTCGGCGGATGTTGAAGAGTACCAGCGCTCGTTGGAAGACAGCGTGCGGGCGCTGGAACAGCGCTATGCGCAGCCAAACTGGTTCAACGTGGCCGCTGGCTTTGCCAAGCCCCAATTGGGCGGTTTCATGGCGTCCTTGGGTAGCGCTTCGCAGGCGCTGGGTGAGAACTTAGAAAAGCAGCGCGAATCGCAGTTGCCTATCGCGCAGATGCGTGCGCAGCTTGCCGCGTCCAAAATCGGCATGGGCCAGAACAAAACGGCTGCTGACGCTTTTGCTGCGTGGAAAGCCAGTGGCAAGCCCATGGACGAAACCACATACAGCCAGATCGTGGGCCTCGCACCCAACTCTTCAGTAGCAGCCGCCGCTAAGGCCGCATACGAGGGCGAGAAGACCGAAAAAGGGTTGCTCAACACCGCGCAACAATTGCGGCAAGAGCAGGGCCGACAAGCTATGTCAATTGCCGCAGCTAAGTACAGCACAGGCGCGATTAGCAAGAAGGATTACAACACTGAACTTGCGCGTATTGAAAGCGCGTATGGCCCCACAGCGCCAGTTGCATCCACCCGCCCAGTAACCACCGGTGGGGCGCTTACCGGCACTGGTGAAACTGGTGGCGATGCTGCGCTTAACGCACCGGCAGCGCCTGCTGCACCGGCTGCACCGGCTGCGCTTGCCGAACCGGCAGCACCAAAAGCGCCTGCTGCGCCAACTTCGCTTCAAGGAAAATTTTGGGGCGGTGCAAAATTATCTGAAGAAACTTTGGCGGGGTTAGAAAACGACGCTGCAAAAGGAAACCCTGAAGCAGCAGCAACGTTAGCCACTTATAAGGCGTCGGTTGGCCCTGACGGGCGCGTGCTCATAACTTCACCTTTATCTTCTAGCGCGCAAGGGTTAGCACCAGAAGTAATAGCTGAACAAGTAAAGGTTAATGAGACTGATGCTGCAAAACGTTTTAATGAATTAAAAACCATAGCGGGGCCTATGGGCGCAGGCGGCACCGGCTATAAACCTTTGAAAAACGTTGTCGAAAACCAAATAGCTTTGTTAAAAAACAACCCGAAATTGGTTGATGAAGTGACAGCTATTTTGACAAAAGGTGATCTTATGTCGCAATTCAAAGCGGCAGTAGATGAAGGCGTGGGTTTCAATCTTCAGGGTTTAACAGGCCAAGTACGTTTACCAGTAAAAACATTTGAAACTGCGGGTTTTAACCCCACCCAATTAGGTTTTTTACAGACCCTAGCGAATAACTACGCAAAAATTACTGCGCAACAACAAAGGATGGCTGGCCTAAATCCTAACGCTGCTTCAAACTTAGAGATAAACGTACAAAAAGCAATTATCCCTACGACAGATATCGAACGCAAAGCAGCGCTTAAATCTTTGGTGCATTTCAATATTGATTTGGATGCTTTACACGATCAATACAATTTTGTAAACGATGTTTACCGCGACCGTAGTTCTGATTTTACGGTAGCCGAAGGTGTGCCTGATAGACTTTCTTCCATATTCGCGCATCCGGTTTACGATAAGTTGTATGAAAAACAGCAAGATCGCCACGATGAACTCAATGCCGCCTACCAAGCGTACTTAAAAAATGCGCAGGCTAAAAAGCAAAAAGCACCATAGGGGTAAGTGATGACCAAAAAAGGTGAATTTGATGATCTATTCGAGGATGTTCCTGAAAAAGCATCGGCAAAAACCAGTCCTGCGGTTGCGCCAGAAAACACCGTAGAAGAGGAAAGCCCTGAATCCAAAAGCGCGAGGGCGCGTACTCTACGCCAAAAGGGTAGTGAGTTTGAAGGTTTGTTTAGCGATGAATACCAACCGCCGTCTAAAGAAACTGGGATAGACCCAAAACTGCTTTATGCAGCAGGCGCAGGCGCACTGGGCGCAGGCGCACTGGGCGGAGCGCTTTATGGTGCGTATAAAAGAAAACCTGTGCCAAGCGAAGTTAGCCTTGCTGCTCGATTGATGGAACGTCACTACGGCTTGCCTTCAGGGGCCTTAACTACGTTTGAAGGCGCGTTACCAACCCCAGCGAATGAAGCATCTGTCGCGGCGGCGCGTGCTATTACTGCGCCTCCGCCTGTTGCTGCCAACGTCGCTGGGGAAGCTGGCGCTTTGCCTACATCTTCTCGCGTAGAGCCATCTTTTAGCTCAACACCTAAAGCGCTTTCCAGCGCTTATATGGGCGCAGGGGAAGGCCCCACACAAGTGTATAACTACGCGCTGTCGTTGGGGTTATCCCCAACTCAGGCGATGCAAGCGGTGGATAACACTAAAGAAGAAGGCGGCGCGCATTACATAAAAGGCCAAGCTAGGGCCGGAGAACTTAAAGCGCAAAAAATGTTCCCTGCGGGGGTTACAGTTTTGCCTGAAGCGCCAAATGTGGTGGTGCCAATACCCACCGGTGGGGGTTCCCGCCAACAATCCGACGTGTGGCGTAGGCCAAGAGCTATCGGCCCAATGCCATGGGCTAGTGGCGCGCAACCTTCAGCTATTGGGGATATGGGCGACGTGCGCCCCGGTGCTGCGCCTACAGCGCCAATGCCGCCAACCGAACCCGCGCTGCAACAACCGACTATTGAAGAAACCGGCGCCAAAATCCGCGCTGCCTCTGCGCGGGCTCGTAATTTGCAACGCGGTTCTACTACATTGACCGGTGGGCTTTTTGGCGCTCCGCTTGCCGCGCAAGGCTATACCATGGCCACGCAAAAAGAGCCCATTGACTGGACGCAGTATTTAAGTCTTATCGGAGGCGCACTTGGCACCTTTGGGCCTTTGACATCCAAAATACCCGGAGTTGCGGGCCGGATACCGGTAGCGGGGCCTTTGGCCACTTTAGCGCAAATACCTTACGCAGTGAAGCACCGAGAAGAAATACTTAGGGGAATGACAAGGGCTGATGTTCAGAATCCACACGCTCTTATGCCGTCTGAAATGTTTGAGCCAGCTTTTCCCGTAGATAACCGCTAACGATTGTCTCCTAGGTCAATCCTGACCCTTAGCCCCCATCACTGGGGGCTTTTTTTTCACAAGAGGCAAATAATGGCGGTTACCACGATGGCCCAAAATAGCACTCTAAACCAAAACATCACATAGCCCCGCGCTTCTCGCTCAGTGCCCGCGCCACCTCAACGTTAAGCGACTTCACGAACTTGATGCACTCTGCGCGCTCAAGGCGGGCGTACTTCAGGGCCACCTTCTCTTCGATCTTGGCCGCGAACTCCACGATGTCCAAGTTGTCGCAGTACAGGCCTTTGGGGTCAATGGGCTGGCTGGGGTCTTGGCTCTTGCAGGCCCACAGCACTTCTTTCAGGTCGTCTTCAGTCAGCATAAGGTTCTCCGGTTAGTGTAACTTTAGGTTTGAGTATAATGCAAACCATGACCCTAGCCGAATACTTTAAAACCGATGTGCGCGGTGCCAAGAGCGAGATGGCCGAGTACCTCAAGATCACGCCCACATGGATGGCGCTGCTTGTCGCAGGCAAGCGGCAAGCCTCTCCCGTGCTGGCGCTGGCTATTGAGAAGGCTACTGGGGGGCTGGTGACTCGGCAGGAACTTCGTCCTGACATCTTTCGGTGACCGCCTTGCGCCACTGCTCCAACAGCATCTTGTTGTCGGCCCTGAGTTGTCGGCTTTCCTCCACCAGCTCATAGGCGATCTTCTCTAAATTCTCTCTTTGCCACAAGGCGAAATCAGCCATTTGTTTTCCTTCGACGCTTCATGGCGTCCATCAAAATATCTTGTACTTCGCGCTTGGTCTCCAAGCGCTCTAACACCAGTTCGTCCACTGTCCCCTTGGCCAGTATCCGGTGGATAAACACCGGCCTGTCGTGGCCAGCCTGCATCTGCCGAGTGGGGCCGATCCGCTCAATGATCTGGAGGTGCTCTTCCAGATTCCAGTTGACCGCAAAGAACACCAGTATGTTGCCGCCGTCCTGCAAATTCAGGCCATGCCCAGCGCTTGCCGGGTGTGCAAACAGCAGCGGTATTTTGCCTTCGTTCCAGTCCCGTATGGTCTGCGGGTTCTTGTCCAAGTGCCGCCCCTGCGGGAACGCCTTGAGCAGCCGCGCAAGATCGCTCTTGAAGTTGTAGGCCACCAGCACCGGCATGCCCGCAGCTTCCTCCACGATAGACTCCAAGGCCTCTATTTTGGCCTTGTGCAGTTCGCGCCACTCAATGGCACCCTCACCCACGTACATGGCCCCATTGGCGATCTGAAGGCACTTCTGGGTCTTTGCAGCGGCATTGAACGCCTCAACCTCGTGCCCAGAGTCCAGCGAAGTGAACATTTCCTTTTCCATGTCCTTGTAGTGCTTGCGCGCCTTGGGCGGCAGTGTCACCATGATGTCGTTGATGATGGGCTCTTTCAGGTCGAACCAATCCTTGGCCTCAATGGTCAGGCACACGTCGCGCAGCTTGTCCTGTATCTCTTTTTGGGCGTGGCGCATGGGCTCCAAGCCATAGCCGTCGCGGGATGTCTGGAACCAGCGCTGGCTAAAGGCCGTGAAGGTGCGCCCGAGGCGGTTGCCTGCGTCGATGAACCACGCCTGCCCCCATAGGTCTTTGAGGCCGTTGCTGGCCGGTGTGCCGGTCAGTTCCACCAGCCGTTTGATGCGGGTGTGCGCGATGGAGCCCAGCGCATGCGCCCGCTTGCCGCCTTGGCGTAGCCGGAACGACTTGACCCGCGTGGACTCGTCTAGCACCACGGTGCGGTAGGGCCACTTGTCGCCCCAATAGGCCACCAGCCACACCAGTTGCTCGTAGTTGGTGGTATAGACCTGCGCCGGGCTGCGGATGGCCTCTATGCGCTCTTTCTCGGTGCCCGTGATGGCCACGATGTTCATGCCGCGCAAGTGCTCCCACTTGAGCACCTCGTCGGGCCATGTGCCGGTGGCCACGCGCAGCGGGGCTACAACCAGCACGGGGCTGTCCTCAACCATCAAGATGGCCTCAATGGCCGTGAGCGTGGCCACCGTCTTGCCCGTGCCCATACCGGCCCACACCGCGCAGCGCTTGCTGCCCAATATGTGCTCAATGATCATGCCCTGATACGGGCGGGGGGTGAATACTTGCCTCATGCCAGCAGCGCGTCCACGCCCTCGATAGTGTCGATGACTTCCACCAGTTCACCGAGCCTGCGCATGCGGTTGTGCTCCCGTATCTGGTGTACCTTGGGCTTGACGCCGGGGGCTTTTAGCTCCACCCAGAACGGCGTGCGTCCCGGCAGCATCACGCGGCGATCCGGTGCGCCAACGTGGCCCACCCACTTGCCCTTGCGGATTTCGCCGCCCAGTTCCTTCACCCGTTTGACGAGGTACTTCTCAATGTCAGATTCACGCATATCAGTCTTTCTTGTATCGGTATGTTTCAAAGCCCGCTGCTGCCAGCGGCATGTCTTGCGCCCATGCGGGCGGTGTGGCCAGCAGCGCGGCCATCTTGTCCACGCTGTACTCGGGGCTGTCTGGGGCTTCGGCGATGATCTCGTCATGCACCGTCAACACGATCTGGTAGCCCGCCGCTTCTATCAGCGGCATGTTCGCGGCCATCACGTCGCGGGCGATGGCTTGGCACAGGTTCTCAAAGAGCTTGCCGCCATGGGTATGGACACGCACCCACTTGCGCGTGAACTGGTCTATGCCCATGTAGGTGATGCTGTCGTCTTCCATGACCTTGGGGCTGGGGTAGCACAGCACGCGCCCCGAGGGCAGCGTGATCAGCAACCAGCTTTTTGCGGCCTTGATCTTCAGGCCCAGCGTGGTGTAGGTCTGGCCACGGGTACGAAGGGCTTGCAGCACCGCGTTCTTGAGCCTTCCCCAGTAGCCCGAGATATTGGGGTGGGCGTTGCGCCATGCGCGCTTTAGCACGTCGCAGGCCACGAAGGCGTCATCGGACAGCCCATAGCGCGAGCGCTTGTCCTTGATGGCCCACTCCAAGAACTTGTCGGCCTTGGCCACCAGTTCCTCGTCGGCCAGCTCTAACACCTTTACGGCGAGGTCTTCAAGGTCGATGTCGTAGGCCCCGGCAAAGGTCGCAAAGGCCCCCACGCCGCCCTCGTAGCCCAGCGCCAGCTCTTGGACCTTGCCCACCTGCCGCTGGTCCGAGTTGACATTGTCTAGCTTGACGCCGAAGGACTTGCTGTAGGCCAGCTTGTACAGGTCGGGACCAAGCCGAATGGGCTTGCCCTTAGCGTCTTTACCAACTATGGTGTCAAAGTCGCGAAAGGCCTTGAGCTTCCATTCCTCGTTGGCCAGCCACGCTTGGTCGCGGCCCTCGATGTTGGACAAGTCGGCTATCACCAGCTTCTTGCCGGGCGGGGCCACGATGCAACTACGGATAGCCGAAACAGCCAACTCCATCACGTCATCAAAGATCAAGTGCGCGCACCCGGCTTTGAGTGCTTCAATGCCTAAGTCGATGTCCTCTTGCTTGAGCGTGGGCCGAGGCAGGTTCTGGGGCTGGAATAGCCGCCCAGCCCAGCGGCCAGTACGCGCTGCGCCGTTAAATTGCAGCAGCCCGCGCAAACGCCCGTCCGCGCTGGTGCCCCTGCGCAACACCTTGTACTTGGCCGTGCTGGTGGAAGAGGCCTGCAAGCGCATCGTCAGCAAGTCGCGTAGTTCCGAACTGATGTCCATGGCCAGCACCTTGGCCACGGTGGCCATTTGCAAGTCGGGCATGTCGATACCGTAGCTCTCAAGTATGTGCAAGCGCAGCGCAGCGCCTTTTGTGGTGCTGGCGATCTGGCCGTCAGTTAGCGCCACGGTGCGTTCGGCCAAACTGGTCTGGGCCGTGGCCACGGCGGTGATGGCTGCGTTCACCAGTTCCATGTCGATGGCCACGCCCCGGTCGTTTATGGTCTGGTCAAGCTGCCACAGCGCTGTCTCCGTGGGGGTCATGTTGATCATGGGCATGCGCTTCATTACTTCGCGCATGGCCTCAATGTCCGAAGCCGCGTAGGCCTTGAAGCGCTCCCACTCCACTGGGTGCGTCTCGCGGGTGGCCCTGCGCAGGATGCGGTTCTTGCCCAAGGGCTTGGTAAAGAGTTGGATCAGGCGCTTGCCGTCCTTGTCCTTGGCCTTGTCCGTGGGCAGGCCTAGGATGTCGCAGAGCATGCCCAGCGCGCCCGGCAGGCCGTGGCTCAGGGCTTGCACCATGGTGTCGTGGATGCGCGCCGTGGGGATGTCTACGCCCCACGCATGCCGGATCACGGTGCGGTCAAAGTGACTGTTTTGGATCACCACCGTAACGCTGGGATCGTTTAGCACCGCCATTATCCCGTCGGGGCGGGTATTGGGCAGGGTGAGGTCTAGCACCTGCACCGGCCCATCGTCACACGCCCACGCCACCAGCAGTATCTCCGCGTCTGCGGCGTACACATGCGTGCCATGGGTTATAGGGGTCTCGGAGTAGGTCTCCAAGTCCAAGTACAAAGTCTTCATTGCGCGCTACTGGTACGGGTTTTTTGGGCGCAATTGTGGTTGCAGTGTGGGCGGCGCGCTTATCTTATGCAGAATGCTCACGACCTCTTGCGTGCCCTCGGTAAGAGCCTCTGACTGGAGCACGCGGCCCACTAGCTCGGGATTCTTCTTGGCGTAGCCCTCACCAAAAACGATGTCAATCGCCTCGGCGGCGTCCCATATCTTGTCTTTAAGTCTGCCCATAGTAATTCCAGTATGTGTATATAAGGTGGGGGTACTCGCTGCACTGGTGAGATTCGAACTCACGAAGTCCCAAGTATTGCCTCTGGCGGCACTCAAGACTTTATAGCCAGATCACCGTTTGACCATTCTCCGGCACAGCATCCGCTTTCCCCCCGAATATCAAACCAAGTCTTCTACGCTCAGGTCTTCAAAGTCGTCGGTATCGGCCACGCCGCCGCCAGCAAAGCTCTCGCCGTCTTTGTAGAACTGCACGCCCATCAAAGTGGCATTGATGCGCTTGCCGTAGTTGTTGTCCTGCACCCACAATTCAATGCTGGCGTTGACGTAGCAGCCCGCATAGGGCTTGCCGTCTTGCGCCGTCAGCGGGGTCTTGTTCACGTCGATCACTAGGGGCTTGATAGAGTTGCGAGCGCTGACGTACATCATGCCCTCAAAGCCATCGTAGTTGGCCTTTAGATCGCCGCTGTGCAGGCAGGTCTTGTCGGCTGCGCGGATAGTCTTGAGCATGGCGTCGGCCTTAGCGCCCCACTTTTCTTTGGCCACGGCCTCGATGGCACTGTTGATGGTTTTAATCTGCGAATCTTTGGGGTCGATCAGGAACGCAGCAGAGAAGGCAGGTTTGCCCTCGCCGTTGACGGTCTTGGCCTCAAAGAGTTGGGGGAACGACAAGCGCACATTGTTGAGTTTTACTTTCATGGGAATCTCCAAAGGTTAAGGGTTTGTCACGTCATCAAAATCAGAAGCGTCTGCTGACGTAACCAGTGCAGGGCGCTTATCGGAAACAGGGGCCACCGAGGGGGAGCCCTCGGCTTGGGTAATCAACTCGGAAATCTTGACCCACTGGCGTGGGCCAATCTCGCCCGCCTTGGACAGCTTTTCCAAGCTGGTGGGGCTGGCCAGTTTGTAGTCATACATCTGGTCGTGCTTGATCCGCATGGACTTCAAAAGGGCCTCTGCGTCTTCAGCGTTTGACCACTGCCGATTGCCCTTCTTGCCTTGCACCAGCTTGTAGCCGGGAACCGGCACACCGGCCAGCAAGCGGCGCTCAACTTCTGCGCGCACGGCCTTGACCCATTTTTCGATCATGTCGGCGTTGGCCATCACGCGGGCGAGGTCGTCGTCGTCCGCCGTCTCGGGCACCACGGTGTCAAAGTCGTTTATCACCGCTGTGCGGATGGCCGGGCAGGTAGCCTTGGCCCTGCACCACTGGCAACCCTTGGGAGAGGGCACAAGCGGCGCGTCGGGCTGGCGGGTGTACTCTGCCGCAAACTGCACCTCGGCTGCGAACACGTTCAGGTCGTCAATGCTCAGGCTCCACTCGGGGGCCGCGCCAAGGCGGGGCTGGACGATGCCAACGCGCACGCGCTTGAAGTCGTAGGCGATGTCCCACTCCCTGAGCACGCCGCAGGCGTACATCAAAAGCTGGGGGTTTTCCTCGGCCTCAACCTCCACGCCGCGCCCGAACTTGGCGTCCAGCACGATCAGTTCGTCTTGGGTCAGGATCACGGCATCCGCCGTGCCTTGCGCGCCGGGCTCGTTGGTCAGATGGTCGATGCCCACGCGCTGCTCCACCAGCAGCCGCCCGTTGGTGGCCCTGACAACGCTGCGCACATGGTCAACGTACTTCTGCACGGCCTGCGCCTGCTCTACCTGCAAGATCAGCCCGGTCTCGGTGTCGGTCACGCCGATGTAACCAGAGGCGTCGGTGCCTGCGACCAAGCAGTGCGCCGCCACGGTGTGCATCATCGTGCCCTCGTCCGCGCTGGCCGAGCTGGTATCCGGGATGTCCTTGGACAGCGCCACCGAGCCGGGGCAGGTCATCCAGCGCACTGCGCTACTGGGCGATAGCTGGGCGTGCGCGCTCATGCTAGTTCTGCCAAGAAGGCCGGGTAGTCGGCGGGCTTTAGCTGGGGGCCTTTGGCTGCGCCGAACTTGGCCAACGCGGCCAAGACCTTGGCCCGGTCTTTAGTCCATGTGTCCGTGATGGCCTTGGCCACCATGTCGTAGTCAATACCAGCGGTCGTCGCTTGCGTAGAGGTTGTCTCCGAAGAACCGGTCGTAGCGGTCGTAGGCCCTATCTCCGACGTGGCGGTGGCTTGCGCCTCGGCCTTGGCGGCTTTTGGCGCTTTCCCCTTTGGGGCGGAGGGAACCTCCGCATCTGGCTCGGGCACCGCTACACGGGCGCTCTGTAGGGTTGCGTTGAGGGCGTTCACTGCGTCGGTGAGGCCCTTGATTGTGTCTTCTAGGCTCATGTGGGTATCTCCATAAATCCACAACACAATTGTTGTGGCGAGGCGATCTTACATCACATTTTGGGCAGTTGCTGTAACTTTTTAAAAAATATTTGTTGTAAACCACAACTTTCTGTTGTAGGATCGGGCTCTCTACAACTTTTTGGAGTAAAAAATGATGCGCCGCATAGGACTACGCGAACTGCTCAAAGAGCCGTTCAAAAAGCCAACACCGCTAGAGGTGATCGCCGCCGAGTTAGCAGAGGCCCATCTGGCCAAGCTGCAAGCAGAGACCGGAGTCGAGTACGCCCAGTCCATCGTGGACTATAACGTCAACCGAATCACGCGGCTCAACGCCCGCATGGAGGAATACAAATGAAAGACGAGATTGCAGGTGCGATTTACGCCAAGGAATACACCGATTGGCACATCAAGACGGGTGGCTTTGCGCGGGACATGACACTGCGTGACCACTTTGCGGGGCTGGCTATGCAAGGGATGATATCAAGCGGCAACCTACCGGTGTCAGTAAGTGATGAAGAGATTGCAGATGCCGCATACGAAATGGCAGACTTAATGCTTAAGGAGCGCAACAAATGAAAAAACTTATCGCTATCACCGCTGCTGTAGCAGCACTTGCGGGTTGTTCCTCGGACGCAGACATTGCATCACGCAATATGTCCAAGGCGGCAGACCAGTTTGAAATCACGCGCCGTGTGGTGTTTTACAACGGCATCACTGGCGACTACGTGCTGACTGTCGAGGGCTTGTGTTCGTTGGGCAATTACGACAACCACAGGGGACTGTCCATCACTTGCAAGGTAGGGCCGAATAGCTACAAGAAGCACTTCCTTGGCCTGTCCGACAACGTGACTTATTTTGTCGAGCAGTTGGAAGCCAAGCCAGCCAGTGTGTACCACTACCGTGTGATATTTAAACCCGCTGCAATCATTCCTGATGTGGAGGTCAAATGACTGAATACAACCCTTACGTGGCTGAATACAAACTTCACGTACCGCCGTCGCCTGTTGGGTATTGGGTGTTGTACGCCGAAGCGCCGCAGCAAACTATGTTTGCTATGTATCACAAACCCACAGACGAGCAGATTGCCAACACCGAACGGTTGCTAGGCTGGACATGGAAGGACGCAAAATGAACACATGGCCCTTTCCCACCACGCCACTACCCGATAAGCCCTACAAGCGAGTACCCGTTAACCCTGACAACTACGAGGATGCACCACTATGAACTGCTGTAACGCAAACGGAGACTGCACACAAGGTAAAGACTGCCCTGTACGCAAGCAGCGCATCAAAGAAATCAATGATGCCTACGCCAACGGGTTTAAAGACGCACAGATAGATGACCCGATAGACGATCTCGCCCACACATTCAAGGGATTGATAACCTTGCTTACGGTGGTGCTTTGTGTGTGGGTCGTGTACTTACTTATTTGGGGGAAGTAATGAACATCATTGAACTAGCGAAACAAGCGGGGTTTCAAGACGCAGATTGGAATTACATCAAAGCCCTTGCAAAGTTTGCCGACTTGGTAGAAGCAGCAGCCCGTGCTGACGAGCGCGAAGCGTGTGCCAAGCTGTGCGATGAAGTCGGCAAAGAAAGCCTAAGCCAATGGCCCTACAGGTTTGCAAACATGATTAGAGCAAGGGGAACAACATGACAGGCTACCAATCTTATTGCGTGTACTGCAAGCGTCCCGTGTACACAATACTAACCAAGTGTAGGAGTTGCGGAAAATGACAGGGTACAAATCAAAATGCGATATGGCGCAGGACAAGTTAGCACAGCCAGCGCTGGAGCCTAATTGGACTTGTAACGAATGCGGAGCGCAGGAATTTACATCAGCGCTGTCTGAAGCTGACCTTGACTATCTCGCGTGTGCAAATTGTGGTGGCAACGAATTTCACAAAGAAACCTTGGCACAGCCAGTGCAGGATATGGAGTTTGCGAGGATTCGAATACAAGTGGGCAATAAGTTCGTCGAAGGATTATTGACGCACGCGCAATTGCTTCGTGCAGACAATCCTTGGGCGTTAATCGAACACAAAGTCGCAATATGCGTTGCCACACTAAAGGAAATATATGAGCAAAAAACTTAAAGAAGCCTTGGCACAGCCAGCGCAGGAGCCTGTGGCTTGGATGTACGACTGGCTTTGTGACGGCAAGCTAATTACAGGATGGATTGCGCACAGTGAATCCGAGATTCCCAAATCAATGGCATTCAACATCCGCCCTCTCTACACCACCCCACCACAGCGCATATGGGTAGGGCTTACGGATGATGAAATTAAAAAGATATGTGAAAAAAACAAATGGGACAGTAGTTGGCAATCTTTGCGGTTTGCTCGTGCAATTGAAGCCGCACACGGTATAAAGGAGAACACATGAAAGTACACCACCTTAAAGACTGGAACGCTACTGCCATGCTTACCCATGCGCTAGAGCGCATAGCGCCTGAGCAATCTTGCGTTGTGCTGTTTTACGAAGATGGCGAACTTAAAAAACTATCGGCCCATGTGGACAACCAACACGCCGTGTGGATGTACGAAATTGCAAAGCTGACTGTGTTGCATGAATGCCTTGCCCATTAAAGGAAAAGAACAATGCGTAAGTCAACCCATGCCGACATCCGCGAGGCGCTGCGAAAGATGCCCGATGGGCTTACCATCGTGGCCATTTGCTACATGACCGGGCTGCGCGGCAGCACCGTGCGCCAAGCACTGCCCAGCATGCCCGATGTGTACATCGACCGCTGGGAGAAGACTGCCAAGACCAAGGGCTACCGAGCCATCGCTTGGCGACCGGTGTACATCGCCGTGCCCGTGCCGCCGAACCAACCAAAACCCACTAAAGAAAGCAAACCATGACCGGAATCGAAGAAGCCATCCATGCCGTGGGCTCACAAGCCCAACTGGCCGACATCCTAGGCTGCACGCAGCAAAACGTGAGCAAGATGCTCAGCAACGGCTACGTGCCCACCAAGTGGGTCAGGGCCGTAGAGCAGGCCAGCGGCATCCCGCGTGAGCGCCTGATCAACCCGGCACTGGCCGAGTTGCTTGCGCCCACGGACATCTGATAGACTGTTCGGTGGACACGGCTAGGACTGGGGTAGCTCCCCCGCCCGAAAAGCGAACTACCCCCGCCTGCCGCTGTTTCTTCTTTGGGGTACGTTGCTGGGTAGAACAATGACAAACACAACGCCAGACTTGCCACCGATTGGCCAAGTCTTCAACGGGGACAACATCCCCCAAGAGCTCAAGGCCCTGCGCCGTTGGGCCGTTTGGAAGGCCATCTGGAACGAGAGCCGCCAAAAGTACGACAAGGTGCCCTACAACGCCATGCACCGGGGGCTCTCCACCAAGAACGTGTCCGACTGGGGCGACTACGAGAGCGCTGCGGCCACGCTGCGCCTGAACCCTTCGCGCTACCACGGGCTTGGGCTGGTGCTCACCGACATATCGGACGTGGTGGGCATCGACCTTGACGAGTGCCGCGCCAACGGCCAGATCGCGCCATGGGCGCGGGAGGTTGTTGAGGCCATGGGCAGCTACACCGAGATCAGCCCAAGCGGCACAGGGCTGCGCATTCTGGCCACAGGGGCCACCAACACGGACTGGAACAACCACGACGTGGGGATTGAGGTCTATGGCGGCCATACGGCCCGTTTCCTGACGATTACGGGCCACACCTCCAAGCCCCGGCCCATGGCCCCGGCCAAGGCCGAGGTGCTGGCCAACTTGTTCGAGCAGTACGGCAAGACGCGCAAGGCCGCGCCCGTGATTCAGATCGCCATGCCCGAGCTTATCCACGAGATGGCCTTGCCGGACGTGCAGGACATGGACATCCCCGAGGCCACCCGAGAGTTGCTGCTGCACGGGCCGAGCGAGGACGTTACCGACCGCTCCGCTGCCCTGCACGCCGCTGGTGTGCAGCTTTACAGCGCCGGGTACGACGACGCCACGGTGCTGTCCATCCTTGCGGCCAGCCAGCCGGTCATGGACATCGCGCTGGCCCACCGCAACAAAGACCCCGAGCGGGCCATGACGTACTTGTGGGTTGAGCACTGCCAAAAGGCCAAGCCCAAGGCCACTACCAAGGCCACCATTTTGGCCGACTTTGACGACCTCACCAGTGACCCGGAGGTGGCCGCACAGCTAAAAAAGTCCAACGAGGCCAAGGCCGCAAAAGAGAGCCGGTTCAAGCTAGAGACGGCATCGGAGTTCGTAGTGCGCCGCAAGGCCTCGTGGATCATCAAGGGAGTGCTGCCCAACGCCAACTTGGGCGTTATCTATGGGGCTTCAGGCTCGGGCAAGTCGTTCTTTGCTTTTGAGCAGGCAGCGGCGATCGCCCGTGGCATCGACTGGCGCGGCCACCGCACCACCAAGTCCAAGGTCTGCTGGGTGGCCGCAGAGGGCCAAGAGGACATGCGCAAGCGGGTGGCCGGGTACTGCGTACACCACGGCATAGACCCCTCGCAGCTTGAGAACCTGTACTTCGTGGCCAACGCGCCCAACTTGCTGGACATAGAGGACACGCGGGCGCTGGTCAAGCAGATAAGGGTTCAGGGCGACTTTGACCTCGTGGTGATGGACACGCTGGCCCAAGTCATGTCTGGGGGCAACGAGAACAGCGGCGAGGACATGGGCAAGGTGCTGGGCCACTGCAAGGAGATCACCCGGCTCACCAACGCCATGGTCGAGTTGATCCACCACAGCGGCAAGGACGAGTCCAGAGGGGCACGGGGCTGGTCAGGCCTGCGGGCCGCGTGTGACTTTGAGTTTGAGGTCATCCGGGCCGAAGAAGAGCGTGTGGCCATCGTGACCAAGATGAAGGGCGGGGCCGACGGCGAAGAGTTTGGCTTTAGGCTTGAGACCATCGTGGTGGGGCAGGACGAGGATGGCGACGACGAGACGACCTGCGTGGTGGCCTTCACCGATGGCAGCAGACAGTCCGTGGCGGCGTCCAAAGGCCCCAAGGGTGACACCAACGCGCTGGTGTTCCAGACGGCCAAAGACCTGATTGATTTCGGTGGCGAGAGCCCCGTTACCGAGCACGAATTGATCACGGCAGCGGTGAGCAAGATGCCGGTGGCGGAGGCCGGGAAGCGCGATACAAGGCCCCAGACTGCCCGGCGGAGCTTGAAATCGCTTATTGAGGGCGGGTTTTTGGTTCAGAATGCTCTTGGCCATGTGACGGTTTTTGGTGGCACGAAGCCGCAAAACAATGCGTATAAGTAAAAAATTGCGTGCAACAGTTGCAACAGTTGTGCAACAGTTGCAATCTGTTGCCTGTTGCAGATGCAACAGTTGCAACACACCCCTTTAGGGGGTGTTGCATGTTGCAAGGCCAGTTGCGTTGCTGTTTGTAATTATTTACAAAAACTATCGGTGGAAGGAAAACAATAAAAATTTTTTACAAAAAAGTTGTTGTACAAGCAAAAAGTCGTGTACACTTCAGCCATCGCAGCAAAAACTGCGGTACTTCTTAAACACACATACTTGGAGTATCAAAATGGCTAAAGCAAAACTGGTGGTGGAATTGAATGAAGGATCGGTGGATCGTCTGGGTGTCTTGCTCGCACAGATCGCTGACCTTACCGAGCAAGCCGACGCGATCAAAGACGCGATCAAGCGCGGCGGACAGTCCATCGAAGGCAGCCTATTCAAGGCCACCTTGGTGGACTCTGACCGCAAGGTCTTTGATAAGGAGTTCTTCGTTGAGCAAAACGGTGCCGACGTCTACGACGCCTACACCAAAAACACCGTCAGCGTTTCCGTCCGCGTCACATCCCGTTAAACCAACCCTAGGAGCACATCATGATCCGTTACGCAACATCTTCCCAGCAGTCCACCTTTCGCAGCCAGTCTGCCCTGTCCAACGAACAGATCGCCTACTACGCCCCCAGCGTGATGGCCAGCGAGGCCCACGAGAGCCGTGGCGAGCGCTACAGCTTCATTCCCACGATCCAAGTGATCGACGGCCTGCGGGCCGAGGGCTTTCAGCCCTACGAGATTCGCCAGACCAAGGTGCGCGATGCCGGTAAGCGTGAGCACACCAAGCACATGGTTCGCATGCGCCACGCCAGTTCCATCGTGGCCGATGAGGTGCCCGAGATCATCTTGCTCAACAGCCACGATGGCACATCGAGCTACCAGATCATGTCGGGCGTGTTTCGTTTTGTCTGCTCCAACGGCCTGATCGCTGGCGATATGTTCAACAACATCAAGGTTCGCCACAGCGGCAACGTGGTGGGCGATGTGATCGAAGGCGCGACCCGTGTGCTCGAAGACGCCAAGCAGATCGGCAGCCGCATCGACGAGTACAAGGCCATAACCCTTAACTACGACGAGCAGACAGCTTTTGCTCGGGCGGCGCTGCAACTGCGCTGGGGCGATGACCAGCCCGTGGTGCCCGGCAGCATCTTGCGGCCCAGCCGCTGGCAAGACCGCGAGGACAACTTGTGGACGGTGTACAACCGCGTGCAGGAGAACATGATGAAAGGCGGCGTGCGCGGGCGCAGCGCAACTGGCCGTCGCACCACCACCCGCGCCGTGGGCGGCGTCACCGAGAACGTCAAGCTCAACAAAGCGCTGTGGACGCTGGCCGATACCATGGCGGCTTTGAAGCTGGACAAGGCCACCGACCAGTTCATTGAGCAGTACGAGCACGCCTACCTGTAACCCCAACGGCCCCCTCGGGGGCCACAACCGGAGAAGACCATGGAATTTTCGACCCTTACCCTGCAAGAGCGCGAGCGCTTGGCCTACATCGGCGGCGACACCAAGCTGGCCCGAATGCTGGCCGAGCAGATAGAGCTACAAGAGGAGCTGGATGAGGCGCTGGACGAGCTGTACAAGAAGGAGAACGATCTGTGAGATACCGCGAGCACTACCAAATCCACAAGCCTATGAAGCCGCTACCCTACGCCATCGCTTGGCTGGCCCTTACACTTGTCTTTGCCCTGCTGGGCATAACCATTGCCTACTGGATGTGATCATGGCCACAAAAACCCCCACCAAGGCCGTTAAAACGGCCCAAAACGAGCCCGAAGCGGTGACAGAGTACCGTATGCCCACCGAGGTGGCCAACTGGATCAAGCAGGCCGAAAGCCGCCTTGCCTACCTGACCACCACGGTCGAGAGGCTCAAGGCCGAGAACGCAGGCCTGCGCAAAGCCAACAAAGTCATGGAGGCCCGCGTGATGGGCCAGTCGCAGGAGTAGATCATGGAATTTGAACCAACCGAGCAAAACCTGCGCGACATTCACGAGCAGGCCGTAATAATCGAAGACATTTTCAAAGAGCATGCCGATAAAATCAGAGACGAATTTGGCGTAAAAATAGCCATAAATGTTTTTATGAACGCGGGCATCTCTAGTATTGCGTTGGGGCTGGCGTTAATCAAAGACGACGAAGTAGAACGGCTTGCGGCCCTACTACGGGTAGTTATAGCCATCGGGGCCCTGACAGAGATCATGCTAACTGAGCAACAAGCCCAAGAAATAATTAAAAAAGTAATGGAGAAAAAGTAATGGAAAACAAAGAACTGAGCCCCCTCGCCCGGCAGCTACTTGGCCATGCCAACGTCATGCCGATGTTCACCCAGCGCGAGTTTGACAAGGCGCTGGCCGAGGCCAAGGCCGAGATCATGGCCATCGCCATCCAGACCACTAGGCAGGCCATCGCCATCGAGCGCGAGGAGTGCGCTCGGCTGGCCGACGAGGCCGAGCAACACGAGTTGGCCACGGCCATTAGGCAAAGGCTATCAGGCAAGCCGCATTGATAAAAATGTTTTCAGCAAATAAATTTAAACTTTAAGTTACACAACAAAAAGGTTGTATACTCTACTCACACCAACACACACAGGAGAACACCATGACCAAAAGTGAAATTTATAAAGTCCGCCTGCAAGTACATAACGCAATGACAAGCGCGTTCAATAACAAAACCACATACAGCCCGCTGATTCGTATGGAATGGAAAAAATACGGATACATACCAGTATCGGCTAGGAACGCATACTAATCACCCACGGGGCTTCGGCCCCACACAGGAGAACACCATGACCAAGTATCTGATAGCCCTGCCCAGCCTTCGGGGCCAAAAAGGGTTCAATTGCCCCACGATTCTTGTGACCGCCAAGGACAAGAACGACGCCATAGCGCTTGCCCGGCACCTTCGCCCTCACGCCAACATTGGCGACGTGAAACCGGTCAATTACTTATCGTAGGGAGAACACCATGGAACAAGAGATCGAAACCACAATCAGCACCAAGCACGGCGGGCGCGTAACCGTCAGCGAGTGGGACGAGGGCGGCGTCTGGCTGCACCTCGCCGGGTTCAGCGCCAGCATGAGCACGGTGCTCACCCGCGCTGAGGCGCAGGCACTGGCGGCTGGGTTGCAAGAGATACTGGCCAAAGAGGTGGCAGCATGAGCTACGACGAGCACCTAAGCCGCCGTGAATGGCTCATGGCCACCTACCACCTGAGCCGCGACGAGGCCACCGAGACGGCGTACTACGACACCGACCCGCAGACATGGGCCGGTAGCCCGTGGGACACCGAAGAGCCAAGCTGCTGACACGCCCCGCGCAATCGGCTAAACTCGCCTCAAACGCGCTGCAAGATGCGCTGAAGGGGCACAAATGGCGACTGGTAAGAAGATGGGCAGGCCTCCGGGCATTTCCCCATACCCGAACAAGGAACAGATTAAGGACGATGTGGTGCAGTGGATTTCCAACGGGAAAACGCTGCGCGAATTCTGTCGGCAAGACGGGATGCCGAGCTTTAATGCAATCTACGATTGGGAAGCAGAAGACAAGGACTTCGCTTCACGCATCGCGCAGGCGCGTCTAAAAGGGCACGATGTAATCGCTGAGGAATGCGCAGCGCTTTCAGACACCGAGCCGCTGGCCGTGTACGACGAGGCGGGCAACAAGCGCTACGATCCCGGCTCCATCGCGTGGCGCAAAATGCAGATCGAGACGCGCCTCAAGCTCTTGGCCAAGTGGAACCCACGCAAGTACGGCGACAAGACGATTGTTGCAGGCGACGACCAAGCCCCCGTGGTGGTAGAGGCCAGCTTTGACATCTTTGGCGAGTTGCTCAAGAACCTAGCGCTCAAACGCCAAGCCAGTGAGTGACATCGCCGAGCTACTAGAGAGCCCGCAGGTACGCGAGCAGTATGCGCTACTGCCTGAGCGCGACCGGCTGGCCTTCGAGTGGCGTGCGCGCTGGCTTGTAGCCGCCCACAAGCACCAGCTTGAGCCCGTGGGCGACTGGTGGAGCATATGGCTCATGTGCGCGGGCCGGGGCGCAGGAAAGACCCGTGCAGCCGCCGAGAACCTTGGCTGGTGGGCATGGGAGCAACCCAACACGCGCTGGCTAGTGTCCGCGCCCACATCGGCGGACTTGCGCGGCACATGCTACGAAGGCGACTCGGGCCTGATAGCCGTCATACCGCCCAAGCTGGTGGCCAAGTACAACTCAAGCCTGCACGAGCTCACGCTGATCAACGGCAGCTTGATCAAGGGCATCCCGGCATCCGAGCCCGAGCGCTTCAGGGGGCCGCAGTTCCATGGGGGCTGGCTCGACGAGTTGGCCGCGTGGGAGTACCTGCAAGAGGCGTGGGACATGATCCAGTTCGGCATCCGGCTGGGCACCCACACCAAGCTGATCGCCTCCACCACGCCCAAGCCCAAGGACGTGGTGATGGACTTGATCGCCCGCGACGGCGACGACGTGGCCGTGACCCGCGCCAGCACCTACAGCAACATCAAGAACCTCGCGCCCTCGTTCCAAAAGCAGATCATGCAGTACGAGGGCACGAAGCTGGGACGCCAAGAGATTTACGCCGAGATCATCGACCCAGAAGAGGGCGGCATCGTGCGCAGGGACTGGTTCAAGCTGTGGCCTGCGGGTAAACCCTTACCCAAGTTCGAGTTCATCCTGCAATCGCTGGACTGCGCCACCAGCGAGAAGACCGTCAACGACCCCACGGCGCACATCACCTTTGGCGTGTTCAAGCCAGAGGACGGCGGCATGTGCGCGCTGGTGATCGACTGCTGGCAAGAGCACATGCAGTATCCCGACCTGCGGCCCAAGGTGCTCGACGAGTACGAGGTTGTGTACGGCGAGGGCAAGAACAAGAAGCGCGTGGACTTGCTGCTGGTCGAGGACAAGAGCGCGGGCATCAGTCTTATACAAGACCTGCGCAGGGCGGGCGTGCCTGTCATCCCGTATAACCCCGGCAAGGCCGACAAGGTGCAGCGCCTGTCCATCGTCTCCAACATCATCAAGGCCGGGCGCGTGTGGATACCCGAGAGCAGCAACCGTAAGGGCTTCGTGCGCGACTGGGCCGAAGGCATGATCAGCCAGATATGCAGCTTCCCCGAGGGCACGGCGCACGATGACTTCGTGGACGCCATGAGCCAAGCGCTGCGCTACCTGCGCGATGCGGGCTGGCTGGTGATCGACTTCCCCCGCGAGTGGGTGGACGAGGATGACTATGTTGACGCCGGACAGCGTAAGAGGGAGAATCCCTATGCGCTGTAAAATCCGCGCCAACCATAACCCGATTAACCGCCATGGCAACAAACACTGAGGCGCAATATGACACAAAGCAAGAAGGGCCGTTCTACCGCGTCCATCCACGCGCTATTGCGCAAAGTGGAGCACGAACTCAAGGCATACGAGAAGAAGGTGGGGCCAATACCCAAGCTGCACTCGGATCATCACGAGGCGCAGTTTCGCAATCATCTGAGGATGCGCAGGTCTATGATCTGATACACAGCGGGCGCACGCCCGCGCACCAAGCGGCGCACGCCTACAGCCAGCGGATGTTTGGCAGGCCCTACGCGCCCATCCCCAACAGCGAGAGCTCGCTCAAGAAACAAGCCCCAATCGGGCGCGTGTTCATGTTGGCCACCGAGGGCAACCCGCAGTACAAACAAGCGGTGTACGACGCCTATAAACGCCAGATGCCCGAGCACGTCGCAGAAGCCAAGAACTACGACGAACTGGTGGCCAAGGCCTATCAGCAACTGAACCGCGAGACCAAGCAGCAGTTTGATTCGCTGCCGGTGAACATGAGCTTTCACAAGAACGGAGAAGGCAACTACCGCAGCAGCAAAGAGATGCTGCGCGACATCCACAACAACGGCCATTTGTACGTATTCCAAGGCGGCGAGCCGCACCTGTCCATGAACAACGTTGACCCAAGCACTGGGCTCAACGACACCGAGATGTTTAGGGCAGTGCATGACTTCTACGGCCACGCGCTGCACGCAAACGAGTTTGGCCCCAAGGGTGAAGAGAAGGCATGGGCGGCGCACTCCGGCATGTACAGCCCGCTGGCGCAAGCGGCCATGACCACCGAGACACGCGGTCAAAACAGCGTGGTCAACTACACCCCGCTCAACGCCCACATCAAGCAGCAAGTGCGCAAGCTCGACGAGGCCGCGTATCATGCCGCCCGCAACGGCGACGCCGCGCAGGCCGAGCGGTTCATCAACCTCAAGCGGCAGGTGCTAGACGAGGGCTTTACTTACGGCCCGCAGGCGTCGATTCTGTTGCCCCCTGAGATGAACCGAGGCGACTACGAGGGCGGCGTGCCCCCGTACTTGCGCCCGCTGATCAAACCCAAAAACCCAGCCAGCGCGGAGCTAACGCACTTTAGCAACGAGCCCAACTTGACGCAGACCGACCCCAGCCGATACGGCACGGGCATCAAGGGCGCGGAGGCCGAGCGACTGACCAGCCCCAACGCCGTGCGCAACCGCACCTACTTTTACGCCGGACGCCCCGAGCGCGGTGAGCCCGGCTTGGGCACCCATCGCTATGCAGCGCGAGCAAGCGACCTATACGACGTGGCCAGCGACCCCGAAGGCCTGCATCGGCTGGCCATTGAGCACAACGTTACCCCGTTTAGCGCGCCGTACAATCAGGGCGTGGCCAACCCGCAAGGGGCCTTCACGGACTTGGAGCGATTGGCCCACGAGCACGGCTACGGCGGCGTGCTGCAACGCAACACACAGATGCCGATGGCGGCAGTATTTGGCGCGCTACCGGTGCGCAAGATCACGTAAAGGACACGGCTATGCCCACGATCAACCAGATGCGCCAAGCGCTGATGCAACGAGCCACACGGCGCATGTCTGATGGCGGGCAACCCGACGAGGCCGACGAGAACCCAGATAGCAGGCGCGTGGCCGAGTCCAAGGCCATGCTCAATCCCAAGGTGCAGACCGTGCGCAATCCGAAGCGCATGGCCTTTCCCGGCATCTACAAAAACCCCAAACAAATTGCCGCCGAGGCCGCTGCCCGCGTGGAGCCCGAAGACCCAGCGCTCAAGCGCTTGTTCGGCGTCAGCCGTGGCGACTTGTACGAGATGGGTAAGGGCCGCAAAGGCAACCTGCCGGGCACGCTACCCGGCGCAGCGGCCAATCCAAGGGGCTCCGAAGCCGCTACCGACGTTATGGTTCCTAAAAACCGCCAGCGCTTGATAGACGTGCTGGGCGAGGCCGAGAAGTACCCTGCGCTGGTGCAGGGCATGGATCCGTGGTATATCACCGACCCGGCTTTTCAGCGCATGGTGCATTTAATCGGTTACGAAAACGCCGTGCGCGAATACGACAAGCTCAACCACCTGATAGGCATGGCCTCGCCCGCCAGTGACGTGATGACTGAGATACCACGCGGCACTGCGGCTTATGCGCTGCACACTCAGGGGCGCTTCCCTGAGTTCGTGAAGTACGCGGGCATGCCCGAAGGCAAGCGCAAGCGCAGCTTTCCCAAGGACATCCGCAACGTGCCGGGGCATGCCTACCACAAGACCGCACAGGCTGGGCCTATGGCCAAGTATCTTGACCTTGGTGAGATGACCATGAAGACGCCCAAAGTGCCGCTGTACATCCAAGCAAGCAGCGTGCCCGAAGTAGGTTTTCAGACAGAGACCCCGGTGGGCGACGCGCACTGGAGCCGTGGCGTGGGCTTGGCCGACACCCGCAACTGGAAAACCGTTAAGGGTAAAAAAGCTATCCCCGGCGCCAGCGTAACTAACCCTGAGATGTCCGCGCTCAAGCCATGGTGGAAAGAAATTGCCGAGCAACTGGGCCTTGAGTCTGTTCCAGCCCAAGGACGCGCATGGGGCACGTTTGCGCCGCAAACCGGTGTGGACACGCCCATCGGCGCAGGCAAGCTAGAGCTATTGGCGCGCAACATTATGTACACCGCCCACCGACTGGGCGTGTCGCCTGAAACCGCCCGCGACATGATCCTGACCGGCAAGACCTACGCAGGCCGCGCAGAAGGAGGCAGCATCCAAGGGCCATCGCTGGACGAGATGCGCGCCCACCTCGTGCTGCACAAGGCAGACGGCGGGGCCATCGACATCAAGGAAATCGGCGCGGAAGAAGCGCCCAACATGGACGTTAAAGAGTTCATGAGCCCCGGTATGGACAAGATCAGCCTGCCCATCGGTGGCGTGGACTTCCAGCCGCAGATGCCCGGCAAGCAGATGCTGCCCGGCCAGCCCCCGCAGCAGCCCGGCATGCCCGGACAGCCGGGACAGCCACCGGGCGCACCGCAAGGCGCTATGCCGCCCGGAGCACCCCCGCAGGGCGCTATGCCACCCGGCATGCCCAGCGCGCCGCCAGCCCCGCCCAAAGGCCCGCCCAGCAACATCCTAGCCATGACGCCCCAAGGCCAAGCCTTGCAGGCCATGCGGCCCAACCCTATGGCCATGCCGCGCCCACCCGCGCTGCCCATGAAGAGTATGGCCAAGGGCGGCTCAACCACACCGTCGGCGCAAGCGATGCGCAAGGCGCTGGCCAAGCGCAGCCCTAAGCGCGGTGGATCGACCCACGACATCCAACTGACGGAGCGCATGCTGTGAGAGGCTTTTACTCACCCATCGACCAACTGGCGGCGCAGCTTCCCCGCACCAAGGGAACTGGCGCTGAGTTTATGACCGAGTTGAGCAAGCGCCCCGGCTACAAGCCGCAGGAGGTGCAAGACCGCGACTTGCAGACGCTCATGGCCCTGCCCAAGATGGAGCGGGCGCAGTTCCTTGCAGCGCTCAAGGCCAAGCCAGCCCCCAAGCTGGAAGAGACCACGCTTAACGAAAGAAGCGAAGACCCGACAAAGTATCAGGAATACACCCTACCCGGTGGCAGCAACTACCGCGAGATACTGCTGCAAATGCCGCACGACCCTAACCGCAAGGCTGACCCGTCATCCGGCCACTGGGATCAACCCAACGTGCTGGCGCACGTCCGCGCCAAAGACCGCTTGGGCCCCAATGGCGAAAAGATTTTGCACATTGAAGAAATTCAATCCGATTGGCACCAGCAAGGCCGCGACAAGGGTTACCTATCGCCCGACATGCCTAAACAATTGCAAGCAGCCAAACTTGCGCACCAGCGTTTAAAAGAGCAGTTGGAACAGGCAAAAGCCAGTTCAGAGCACTCCGAGCGCGGGTTGAATAGTAACAAGCCGCTGTACCAAGACCCCGAGGTGCGTCAGCGCTTGGAAGCGGCCAAGGTTGAGCACAACAACAAGATCATGGACTTGATGCCGCAGGTCATGAAGGCCGAGGCAGCGCGCCAAGAGTTAGAACAAAAAGCAAAGACCGGCGTGCCCGATGCCCCGTTCAAAAAGAACTGGCACGAGTTGGCGCTCAAGAAGATGATCCACCACGCAGCCGAAAAGGGCTACGACGCCATTGCCATCACACCGGGGACGGAGCAAGCCAAGCGATATGACCTGAGCAAACAGGTAGGTCGCATCACACACATGACGCATCACGATGATCCTGATAGCGGCATTTTGTTCGCTTTTGATCCATCGGGTCGCCAGATAGTAGAAAAGCACAACGTGCCCCATTCCCAACTGCCTGAGTACATTGGTAAAGAAGGGGCGCAAAAACTACTAGGACAAAAGCCCGATAAGCATGGCTACCGTGAGTTAAGCGGCCAAAACCTTGAGGTTGGTGGCGAGGGCATGAAGGGCTTCTACGACAAAATGGTGCCCAGCTTCTTGAACCAGTTTGGTAAGAAGTACGGCGCGCAGGTTGGCACGATGCCATTGGAGTTCAATAAATGGGAGCTTGAAGGGCAGATGCCAAAACTCGCTGAAAAGCAAGCAACACTGCACCACTTTCCCATCACCCCAGAGATGCGCGAGGACGTGACCAAGAACGGCGTGCCGCTGTACGCAGAGGGCGGCAGCGTGCCGCATCTGGCCATCGGCGGCCAAGGCCCAAAAAACTGGATCAAAGGTTCGGTGGAGCAGGTGATTGAGCCGTTGAAGTCCACCGTTGGATTCATGACCCCAGACCGAGTTGCCGAACAACAGCGTTCGATTGATGCGGCACGGCGAATCCTTGGCGCTGAAGCTCCCCGCGCAACCCTTGAGCAGATGGAGCGGGAAATACAGCAGTCACATCGTGTCGGTGCCATCAACCAATGGATTGAGCGCAACCTTGGGAACTACATTAAGAAGCAGATGGCGACGCATGACGACCCCATCCGCAAGTTGGCAGAACAAGGCATCGTTCACATGCCACCTGAGCAGATGGGCTACGGTTCAACACAGGCCGAAGGTGTACGCAAAGTACATGGCGCACCACGCCTTGGTCAGTCACCTGAAGCTCAGGCATGGGAAGATGCGACTGATGTGTCGATGTATCCGCATACCATCGGCGAAGTTAGAAATTTTGCCAGTCATGTGCAAGAGCCTTGGATGGATAAGGTGGGGCCAGAGACCAAAGTCTGGACTGCTTTGGACAACATGCACGCCCGCTACTTGGGCTTTGACCACTTGGTGGACATCCTCAAGCAAGACTTGGCTGAAGGCCGCATCCGTCCTGAACAAATGAGCAAGGTCAGCATTGAGCATGCAGTACGCCGAGCACACGAGTACGATCAGGAGCGCAAGAAGGCAATGGCCGAGACGGCGCTCAAGGCCACTGAGGGCATGCCAGTCCACAAGGAATATCCTGAAGGGTACAAGTGGATTGAGTTGACCTTGCCAGAAAAAGGCGAGCATTTACTCACTGAACTGGACAAAAAAATCATTGCTGATCGCAAAGACAACCCAGTATCGCCAGAGGTAATGGATAAAACACTTGATCAAAGAGCGCATGCAAAACTGGAAGAGGCTCTGAAGTATGAGGGCGACACCATGGGTCACTGCGTTGGCGGGTATACGCCTGATGTGGCTTTAGGCAAGTCACGCATCTTTAGTTTGCGTGATGCCAAAGGTGAGCCTCATGTGACGATTGAGGTTAAGCCAAAAAGTATTGAAGAAGGAATCAGAAAACTACCTGATGCAGAGCGCCAAGCTTTGGCTCAGGAAGTTAAAGACCAACATTTTGGTGGAGTAATGCCGGGCGTAAGCAGTGAAGACAAATACTTCAATCTAATTGACCAACATTACGTTGCCAAGCATGGCATGCCTGCGCCACGCATCCATCAAATCAAAGGCAAAGGCAACGCCAAGCCCAAGAAGGACTACATCCCTTATGTGCAGGACTTTGTAAAGTCAGGCAACTGGTCGGACGTAGGCGACGCAAAAAATGCTGGCCTGCGTAAATACGGAGACGTGTTCAACGTCAACGAGCAACGGCAAATAGAGAAAACCGGCGAGCAGGTGCCCGAGCATGAATGGTTGACGGGAGAGGACATTCAACGCTTGCACAACGCCATCGTTCCGCCGGGCAAGCGCTTGAAATACGATGCCAATGGGAACATCATAGGCAACGAAGGCGGATACGCCAAGGGCGGCAGCATCAAGCCCATCGGCTACACTAAAGAGAAAGTTACAGTTTCACCAAACTTAGATGCCATGCGGTACGAGCTTATGAGCGTGAAACACTTTGCAAAGAAGGTTAAATAATGGCCGACCAAGACGACAACAGCACGGACGATCTGGAGCTTAACGAAGACGGCTCCGTGGACGTGGAACTGCCCGATGATTTCTCGGACATCACCGAGCTGCCCGATGGCTCTGCCGTGGTGAGCATTGAAACCAAAGGCCCAGAGGAAGCCCCAGACTTCTACGCCAACATGGCCGAGGAGCTAGACGGCTTTGAGCTTGACACGCTGGGCATGCGCTACGTCAACCTGCTGGAAAAGGACAAGAGCGCCCGTGAAGAGCGCGACAAGCAGTACGAAGAGGGCATTCGGCGCACCGGCTTGGGCAAAGACGCCCCCGGTGGTGCTAACTTCATGGGCGCAAGCCGCGCCGTTCACCCTGTTATGGCTGAAGGATGCGTCGATTTTGCGTCCCGCGCCATCAAAGAGCTATACCCGCCAGACGGCCCGGTGCGTACCAAGATAATGGGCAAGGTCGATGAGCTCAAAACCCAGCGCGCAGAGCGCAAACGGGACTTTTTGAACTGGCAAATTACCGAGCAGATTGAAGAATTCCGCGACGAACAAGAGCAAATGCTCACCCAACTGCCTTTGGGCGGCTCTCAGTACCTAAAAGTGTGGTACGACGAGCAGAAAAAGCGTCCGACGTTGGAATTTGTGCCCATCGACCGCATTATTTTGCCTTTTGCGGCCTCAAATTTCTACACAGCGCAGCGCGCAGCCGAAGTTCACGAGATTACCGAGTGGGAATACAACCGGCGCGTGGCCAATGGCATGTACAAAAGCGCGTTTAAGGTCACTTCTGGCCAAGAACCGGAGCAAACGCTTGCCCAAAAGGCCAACGACAAGATCGAAGGCCGCAAATTCCAAGATAACGAGGACGGACTGCGCAAGGTCTATCACATCTACACGTATTTGGAGCTAGAAGAAGACAATTTTGCCAAAGGCGAGATGGCTCCGTACATCATGATGGTGGACGAGCAGTCCAGCGAGGTCATTGGCCTGTACCGCAACTGGGAAGAGGGCGACGAGACGATGACCAAGCTCGATTGGATCATCGAATTCAAGTTCATCCCATGGCGCGGCGCATACGCCATCGGCCTGCCGCACCTGATTGGTGGATTGTCCGCAGCGCTGACCGGCGCACTGCGCGCTTTGCTTGATTCGGCGCACATCAACAACGCCGCGACCATGCTCAAGCTCAAGGGCGCAAAGATCAGCGGCCAGACCCAGCAGATTGAGGTCACCCAAGTGGCCGAGATCGAAGGCGCGCCCGGTGTGGACGACATCCGCAAGATCGCCATGCCCATGCCGTTTAATCCGCCTAGCCCCGTGCTCTTTGAGTTGCTGGGCTGGCTGGACAAAGCCGCCAAGGGCGTGGTAACCACCAGCGAAGAGAAGATCGCCGATGTCAACTCACAGGCCCCGGTGGGCACCACGCAGGCGCTTATTGAGCAAGGCGCTGCGGTGTACTCCGCCATCCACGCCCGCCTGCACCAGTCGCAGGCCCGCTTGATCAAGGTGCTGTGCCGCTTGAACCGCTGGCACTTTGACGAAATGCAAAAGGGTGACGTGGTTGCCGACCTTGAGATTAGCCGCGAGGACTTCAACCGCAACACCGATGTGATCCCGGTGTCCGACCCGCATATCTTCTCTGAAACGCAGCGTATGGCCCAGATGCAGGCCGTGTTGCAGCGGGCAGACGCCCACCCCGACCTGTACGATGCCAAGGCCGTGGAAGAGCGCTTCCTAAAGCAGATCAAGATACCCAACATCAGCGAACTGCTCAAGGACGTGCCAGCCCCCGAGCAGCGCACGCTGGCCGACGAGAACGCGGCCATGTCGCTGGGCCACCCGTCTTATGCCTACATGCAGCAAGACCACTTGGCGCATATCCAAGGGCACTTGATGTTCGGCATGGACGCCAACTTTGGTGCCAACCCGTTCATTGCTCCAAAATTCCTGCCCAACGCCATTGAGCACATCAAGCAGCACATGACCCTGTGGTACTTGAACCGCATGAACGGCTACGTGGCCAACCTGCGCGGCGGCAAGCCGGTGGACAACTACGACGACCCCAAGCTCACCGCCATCATCGACAAGCTCTACGCCACCGTTGGCCAGCATGTCGCGCTGGACAGCCAAGAGGTGTTCTCGCAGCTACTGCCCCAGCTTCAGCAACTCATGCAAATGCAACAGCAAATGCAACCCCCGCCGCAACTGCCGCCCGATGCGCAAGTGGTCAAGGACACCAGCATGGCCGAGACCCAGCGCAAAGCGGCCAAGGACACGCAGGACGTGCAGATGGCCCAAGCCCGCATGAAGGACGACCAGCAACGCACGCAGGCCGAAATGCAGTCCAAGGCGCAGCTTGCGCAGGCGCAGATTGCCGCAGACTTGCAAAAGCACCAGATGGACAATCAAACCAAGATCGCCATCGAAAATGCCAAGCTGACGCACCAGACTATCCAGCAATCAAACGAATTGGCGGTAACGCCGCAACCGGCGCAATCGCCACAATCTGAAGGAGTACCTTATGGCAACCAGTGATCAAGAACAAAAGAGCATCAATGTGCCGCAGCACAAGCGTATCGCCATGGGCGAGAAGCTCGACGGCACCAGTATGCAGCCCAAGGGCCAATCGCAGGGCGGCAAGTCCAGCGGTGGCGGCTTGAGCCACGTCAAGGCCAAAAATAAGTGATAGCCCAGCTATTGCACCTCCTCAAGCAGCGGCAGGCCGAATTGCGCATGTCGCTGGTTGAGAACCCGGTAGGCAACCACGAGGCGTATGTTCGCCTTGTGGGTGAATACCAAGGGCTCCAGTGGGTACTGGACACCCTGAACGCGAAACTCGCTGAAAACGAATAAGGCCGCAAGGCCCCAAGTGGCGCTGAAATATGCGCTTTTTCTGCACTGAAATATGTGCTTTGTCGATAGGAGTGAGTATGAGTGAAAAACCGATCCCCACAATTGTGGGTAGTGAAAGTGTGTCTGATCCCACCGAGTTGGCGTGGGCGTTTCCAGACGTAAAGCCGGGGCAAGCCCCCTTTGGCGGGCGAGTGATTGTTCAGCTTCGCCGCATCAAGAAAAATGCGGGAAAGATCATTTTGGTCGAAGAGACCAAAGAGAACGAGAAGTGGAACAACATGATAGGCAGAGTCGTGGCCATAGGGCCTTTGGCCTTCAAGAACCGCGACACGATGCAACCATGGGCAGAAGGAAGTTGGGCGCAAGTAGGCGACTACGTGCGCGTGCCTCGTTGGGGCGGAGACCGCTGGGAGCGGCCTGTCGTGAACGAGGAAAACGGCGACCTCAATCCCGTGTTGTTTATGACTATCAATGACCACGAACTGATAGCTAGGGTCACCGACGACCCGCTTTCGTTCAAAGCCTACGTTTAAGGAAATACCATGGCAACCCAAACCAAAGATGACGAAGAATTGCACGTTAAAGAAGGCCTAGACGGCACCGCTACGGTGGAACTGCCCGAAGAACTTCTGGCCGAGGGCGGCGAAGTAGAGCCCAAAAAGGAAGAACCGCGTGCAGAAGAGAACGACCCCAGCGACGAAGACCACCCGGATGACACCGACGCGGTTCGCGCCGCCCGTCGCGCCCGCCGCCGCTCCAAGAAAGACCTGATCCGCAAGACCAACGAGGAAAAGGATGTCCGCTTGCAGATGCTGCAACGCCAGAACGAGGAGCTCATGCAGCGCCTCTCTCGGGTGGAGCAACGCACCCAGCAGCACGATGTCAACCGGATCGACAAGGCCCTTGAGGATCAGCAAGTCCAGTTGGAATACTACCGGATGAAGATGGCCGAGGCCACCGGCTCGGGCGACGGAACCGCCGCTGTGGAGGCGCAGGAGAAGCTGTTTGAGACCAAAAACGCTATCCAGCAACTCCACGCCCTCAAGCAGCAGGCCGACCGGCCCGCCGCGCCCCGGCAAAAGGCCATCAATCCCAACGTGCAACGCCACGCCGCCAAGTGGATTGAGCGCAACGACTGGTACAAACCCGACTTGTCGGACACCGACAGCCGGATCGCCAAGCAGCTTGACGAGGAAATGACCAAGGAAGGCTGGGACGCCGGAACGCCCGATTACTGGGACGAACTTGACGACCGCTTGCAAAAATACTTGCCGCATCGGTATAATGAACCGTCACAGAGACGTGACACTAACCGATCACCAAGGAATACCGTGGGCAGTTCAGGACGTGAGGCATCAGCCGCTTATGGGGGCACAAACCGCACCTTTACTCTCTCAGCCGAACAGGTTCGAGCGATGAAGGACGCGGGTATGTGGGATAACCCCGAAAAGCGCGCCAAGATGATCAAGCGCTATGCAGCCGAAGCACGTAACAACAACCGAGGTAACTAATCATGGAATCACGTCTCAAAAAATCTTTATCTGCCGGTGGCCGCGAAACTCGCGCAATCGAGGACGCCAGCCGTGCAGCCCCTGAAGATAAGTTCATTTCTACGCAGGAACGTCGCAAGATGTGGAGCGAGGAGTGGACGCAATCAGCTTTGCCTAAACTTCCCAACCTTGACGGTTGGCATTTATGCTGGCTTTCAACCACCAACAGCTACGATAGCATTGATAAGCGGATTCGCCTTGGGTACGTTCCAGTTAAATCTGAAGAGTTACCCGGCTATGAAGACTATCGCGTGAAATCGGGCGAGCATGTTGGCTACGTTTCCTGCAACGAGATGTTGCTGTTCAAACTGCCCATGGACTTGTATCAAGATTACATGACGCACATGCACCACGATAAGCCCCAAGAGGAAGCGGAAAAAATCCGCGTCCAAGTGGAGCAACTTCAAGGCGCACGGGACAGCAACGGCAAGTCGCTGGTACAGGTTGAGGGTGAAGGAATGGGCAATTTTGTTGACAAGCAACCCAACCGCATGCCGGTCTTTTCCGGTTAACTAGGAGTTTTATATGAGTTCTACCTCTGCTCCGTTTGGTTTGCGTCCTGCGTTCCACCCCTCTGGTCTGGATCGCGCACAGGCGCTTGCTAACGGTATCGCGTCGGCCTATGCGTCCGACATCTTGAAGGGCCAGCCCGTCAAGTACAACCCATCCGCTGGTACTATCATTGTTGCCACCGTTGGAGCCGCTTGGAGCGGTGCCTTCGCTGGTGTCGAATGGACGGATACCACTGGCCGTCGCCGCGTGTCCAACTACTGGCCCGCAAACACTGCCTACCAAACTGGTTCTTGTGTCGCGTATTTCTACAACGATGCCAACATCGTTTATGAAATTCAGACCGATGCAACCATTGCTCAAACCTCTATCGGGAATGAGTACAACTTCTCCAACATCACTGCGGGTTCCAACACCACCGGTCTGTCTGCCGCCACTCTTGGCGTTTCGACTGCTGTTGGTAACGGCGTCCAAGGCGATATGCGCGTGGTGGACATCGCTCCCTACCCGGATAATGCTTGGGGCGATTCCTACGTTATTGTCCGCGTTGTGAATGCACGTTCACAATTCTTCGGCCAATTCACCGCTATTGCATAAGGAGAATAAACAATGGCTGCACCAATGAGAAGTACGGACTTTCGCAGTATCGTTGAGCCTATCCTCAACGAATGCTTCGATGGAGTCTATGACCAACGCGCCGACGAATGGAGCCGTGTGTTCCGTGAAGAAGACGGCATCCCCCGTAACTACCACGAAGAGCCCGTACTGTACGGTTTCGGCGCGGCACCCCAGCTTCCTGACGGCACCCCGGTGACCTATCAGCAAGGTGGCGTTCTGTTCCTGAAGCGCTACATCTACAAGGTCTATGGTTTGGCGTTTGCCCTGACCAAAGTGCTGGTGGAAGATGGCGACCATATCCGCTTGGGTCAAGTGTACGCACGTCACTTGGCTCAATCGCTGGTGGAAACCAAGGAACTGCTGTCCGCTAACGTCTTGAACGTTGCGTTCAACGCTGCTTACCCCGGTGGCGATGGCGTGTCGCTGATCAGTAACGCTCACCCCATCGTGAACGGCACTTTCAGCAACCAGCTAACCACCGCTGCGGTTCTGTCGCAAACCTCCCTTGAGCAGATGTTGATCCAAGTCCGTCAGGCCGTGGACAACAACGGCAAGAAGATTCGTCTGGTGCCCCGCCAATTGGTGGTGGCCCCCGGCAACATCTTCCAAGCCGAAGTGCTGCTCAAGTCGGTTCTGCGCACCGGCAACGCCAACAACGACATCAATCCGGTGAAATCCATCGGTTTGCTGGACGAAGGCGCTGCCGTGTTGAGCCGTTTGACCAGCGCCACTGCATGGTGGGTTCAGACCGATGCGCCCGAGGGCATGAAGCTCTTGATGCGTCGTCGTCTGGAGAAGACCATGGAAGGCGACTTTGAGACTGACTCCATGCGCTACAAGGCGACCGAGCGTTACGATGTCGGTTTCACCGATCCTCGTGCGATGTACGGTACTCCCGGCGCTTAAACCAAAGTAGGGGGGTTAACAGCCCCCCTCTTAACTGGAGAAAATTATGGCTCAAACCTATATTGGTTCTACCCTGCGCACGGGCTCTGGTACGTTGACTGACTCTACCGATGGCGGCTTTGTCGTCGTGAGTCAAACGACTACCGTGACTACCGTGGCCGCAGGTACGGCAGTTTCCGCTACTGAAGTTCTTCCAGCTTCTTCGCAAATTATTCAATTTTTTATTGATCAAGTTGTGGACGAAGTGGTTGGCGGCGGTACGGCTACGGCCATTAACGCCACCATCGGCACGGCTGCTGCGGGCACCCAATATCTTTCGGCAACGAACGTATTTGCGGGCGGACGCGCTGCTTTGACTTTCACTGCGGCTCAATTGTTGGCGATGTCTGACATCGGCAGCAACACGACCTTGTACTTCACCATCGCCCCCAACGGCACGATCAGCACGACCCAAGGCGTTTATCGCTTGACCGTTGTGTATGCTCAGAAAGTCTAAAGAGGCTATATCATGGGTCAATTCAAACCAATGGTAAAGATGGAGACCACCGAGCCATCAGTGATCCTGAAGCTCAAAAAAGGTGGTCATGTCGCTATGAATCGTGGCGGCGAGTACGGCTACGCGAATATGCGTTCCAAGGGCATGGCCACCATGCCCGACGACCGCTATACCCCGCCAGCCGCTGCTCCCAAAGCACCTTCGGTGATGGCACGTCGCGCAGCTATGGCTGCTCCCTTGATGAAAAAAGGCGGGAAAATGGAGAAGCATGAAGATGCTGCTCAAGATCGCGCCATGATCAAAAAGGCGATGGCTGGCAAGAAGTTTGCTTCGGGCGGCACGACCAAAGTAGTTGACGGCGACAAAACCGACAAGGCGCACGGCACTGGTGATGTCAAAATGGGTAAAGCTGCTGGCTACAAAACTGGCGGCACCATCGAAGGCAACGAAGGTAAATTCAAAAATACCAAAGTTGTTGACGGCGACAAGCACGACAGTGCTAGTGGCACTGGTAAGGTTCGCATGTCCAATGCTGGCGGCTTCAAAGACGGCGGCTCTACCAACTGGGAAAACCGCCCAGCCAATAGCGCTAAACCCGGCAAGTCCAACACCACTACTGGTGAGGTCAAAGAAGCCAATGCTGGCGGCTACAAACGGGGCGGCTCTGCAAAAAAGCATTTCGCCACGGGGGGCAGTGTTAACGACGCTGGCCATGCCGTGGCAATGCCTCGCAAGCCGGTATCCAAACCGGTGAGCAACACTGCGCAATCGGGCACCTTCAAAAAAGGTGGCAAAGTCATGCACAAAGCTGATGGTGGTCTTACTGACCTCAGCAGGGGCGCGTATGACAAGTCGATTGGGCCGGGCGAGGACGAAATGGAAATGGCTAACGCCATCCGTAACGCCCCGTCTGACGCCATGAACGCAGTGATGCGCTTACTGGGCAAGAAGCCTTCTGCTGGAGCAGGTCGGGGGTTTGTAAACCCACCCGTGACTCGCAAAAGCGGCGGACAAGCCAAGTGCTAGTAGAGTAGGGGCTTCGGCCCCTACTTTTTAATTGGAGATATATATGGCAGATGCAGTTACAAGCCAAACGCTGATAGACGGCGAGCGCTTGGCTATCATGAAATTTACCAACATTAGCGATGGCACTGGCGAAACTGCCGTTACCAAGGTCGATGTTTCTGCTCTGGCCAAAAGTGGTTCAGGGCAGGCGTGTACCGGCGTTATCGTGAACAAGATCACTTCGGTATGCCACGGCATGGAAGTGCGTATGTTTTGGGATGCTACAACCGATGTGCCGTTTTTTATGAACACAATTAACACCAACTACGAAAATGATTTTTCAAACATTGGTGGCATCACAAACAACTCGGGCGCTGGCAAGAACGGGAACATCGTTTTTAGTACCGCTGACCAAAGCGCAGGCGATACATACACCGTTGTGTTAGAGATGATTAAAACTTACGGTTAAGGACGCATCATGCCGCTAATCAAGTCTAAATCCGAAAAAGCGTTCAAAAAGAACATTGCCACTGAGGTCAAGGCCGGTAAACCGGTCAAGCAGGCCGTGGCCATCGCCTATAGCACCAAGCGCTCCGCACCCAAAAAGATGCGTGATGGCGGGAAAGCCTGCTGGTAGCTATGGCTAAGCAAGGTCTATACGCCAACATCCACGCCAAGCAAGAGCGCATTGCGCACGGCTCTGGTGAAAAGATGCGCAAGCCGGGCGCAATGGGCGCTCCGACGGCGCAGGCTTTCAAAGAGTCGGCCAAGACAGCCAAGATGAAAAAAGGCGGCGTGTCGCTGGCCATTGGCCGTGGCGAGAAACTTCCTGCCAAGCAGGGCGCGGGGCTTACCGCAAAAGGCCGCGCTAAATACAATCGGGAAACCGGATCGCACCTGAAGGCCCCGCAACCGCAAGGTGGCTCAAGGCGCGATTCTTTCTGTGCCCGCATGGGGCCTGTCGCTGAAAAAAGCGAAAAAGGTAGCCGTGCAAGGGCATCAATGCAACGCTGGAACTGCCCCGGCTGGTAAGGAACGAACATGGCCAAAGTTAAAAAATTTGCAAACGGTGGCGCTCTTGCCGATGTGGTAGGCGCGGCTTCCAAGTTCACCGCGCCGCCCGGAGATAGCTCCAGCGCTCCCAGCGCGGCCCCACCGTTCAATTACGGCGGCAGCGGTGCGCCCGATGGCGTTACAGCACCCGATGTAGGCCAGACAGAGCGAGAAATCAATGCGGCGTCTATGGCCGCGCCAAACCTGCCAAAATACCGCAAAGGTGGCCATGTGACCACCCGCCGCTTGTCAAGCGTCACCAAGTCCTCAAAATCGCCTACTTGGTAAGGAAAAGCCATGTCCTACTCGGGTACTGTTGGCCAGACCGTTATCACGGTTCAAAAGCTCATTGACCATGGGGCGCGGCGTGCTGGGAAATTGGCCGAGGAATTGACGGTTGAACAGGTGCAAGCGTCCAAAGAGTCGCTGTTTTACATCCTGAGCAATTTGATCAACCAAGGCATCCAGTATTTCGCCATCAAAAAGACCGTAATTGGCCTCAATCCTGACCAATACCAGTATTCCCTGCCCGTTGGTGGCAATGACGTGCTAAACGCGCTCTATCGCACGTTAAATCGCCCGACCCCGAACATCGCCAACGGCTACTCTGCCTCGTCGGGCAATGCCGACCTCGCTTTTGACGGCAACACTGCGACGGCGGATACACAAACCGCGCCCAATGGCTACATCGCCGTGAATTACGGCACCAACAATTCAATTTACGCCGGGTCAATCGGTATCCTGCCCGCCACCTCGGGCTCATTCCACATTTTGCTGGAATGGTCGAACGATGGTTCCACATGGAACACTTTGTACGACACAGGCGTTACCACATGGGTTAGCGGCCAATGGCACTGGTACGACATTGATCCGGGCGTGACGGCGCAGTATTACCGCATGCGCGAAACTGGCGGCGGCACTTTGAGCGTGGCGGAGTTCTTTGTGGGCAACAACTCCACCGAGATCACCATGTCCCGGCTCAACCGCGACGACTACACCAACTTGCCCAACAAGAACTTTACGGCCAACCAGCCGTTTCAGTTCTGGCTCAACCGCACGATCCCGCAGGCCACCATTACGGTTTGGCCAACGCCTTCTAGCCCGTTTGTGCAGATGACGGTGTGGTACTCAGCCTACGTGGAAGATGTGGGCGCTTTGAGCGGCCAGTTGGCCATCCCTGACCGCTGGCTTATGGCCATCCAAAACATGCTGGGCCACCAGATGGCGCAGGAACTGCCCGGCGTGGACTTGGCGCGCATCCAGTACCTTGAGGGCCAAGCCCAGAAGTATTTCATGATGGCCGAGCAAGAAGAGCGCGACAAGTCGCCCATCATGCTCAGCCCTAATATTTCGGTCTATTCGAGGTAGTTACGATGCCTCGGTTCCTTGATACCCGTGGCGGCTCCGACATTGCGATCTTCGTATGCGACAGGTGCAAGATGAAGCGCGCACACTCGACGGCGCGCAACGACCCCAACTTCCCCGGCTTGCTGGTGTGCGACCAAGGTTGTGCGGATCAGATCGACCCGTACCGGCTGGCAGCGCGCCAGACTGAGCGCATCACGATCCGCTTCCCGCGCCCCGATGTAAGCGTGGCTGTCACTGGCGGCGATATAGTCACGACACCATACGGTGGCGAGATTATCAGCACCGAGCAGAACACGAACACGCCGGAGAACAACGGCAACAATAGCGGACTGGCCCCGCAGCCCTGAATATGTCGATCAACGTAACCATCACCCAACTCCCGCACGCCGAGGCCATTGTTGGCACCGAAGCGGTGCCTATCGTTCAAAACGGCGTGACGGTGCAGACAACGGCTGCCGCGCTGGCCGGATCACCCATCCAGACGCAGAGCTTCCTGACGGCCAACAACGAGCCCACGCTGCCCAACAGCCGCGCCCTCGCCGTAGGCTCTGGGCTCAGTTTGGCCGATGGCGGTTCGCAAAGCACGCTGCAAGTGAATTTGACCGGCGCGCTGGCCAACGTCAATGGCCTTGGCACCGGTATCGTGGCCAAGACCAGCCCCACGGCGCTGGCAGTGCGCGCCCTTGCGACTACCGGGCCGGGCTTGTCAGTTGCCGATGGCGATGGCATTGCGGGCAACCCAACCTTCCAACTGACCGGTGTGGCCGCAGCGATTGCCAGTTCGACCGGCACCGGCATGTTGGCCATCATTGGTGGCGCGGCCATAGCCAACCGCACGATCACAGGCACCGCAGGCCAGATCACAGTCACCGATGGGGACGGCACCAACAACCCGACTATCGGGCTCACAAACACAGCGGTCGCGGCGGGCTCGTACACCAACACCAATTTGACTGTGGACGCCCAAGGGCGCATCACAGCGGCTTCAAGCGGCACGCCGGGCGGGGTAAATAGCTTTAGCGCAGGAACGACGGGTTTTAACCCTTCTACGGCCTCTACAGGGGCTATCACTCTCAGTGGGATACTCAATGTCGCCAACGGCGGAACTGGCACAGCTACACCGTCTTTAGTGGCCGGGTCTAACATAAGCATTTCTGGCACTTGGCCCAATCAAACTATCGGCAGCATTAGTGGTAGTGGCACGGTAACTTCGGTTGCAGCTACCGTGCCAGCGTTTTTGGCGGTAACGGGTAGCCCCATAACCACATCGGGCACGTTGGCCATCGACTATTCGGGCACAGCACTTCCTGTACTCAACGGCGGAACGGGAACAACAACCCCGGCTTTGGTGGCGGGGTCTAACATCTCCATCACAGGTACTTGGCCAAACCAAACGATCAATTCGAGCAACCCCGGCGGCACAGTAACGAGCGTAGCGGTGGTCTCTGGTAACGGTTTTGCTGGCACGGTAACCAACAGCACCACTACCCCCGCGATAACACTTTCCACATCGGTTTCCGGGCTCTTAAAAGGCGATGGGACGGCTATCTCGGCAGCAGTGTCCGGTACTGATTACGCCCCGGCAACTAGCGGCACGTCGATCCTTTACGGCAACGGCACTGGTGGGTTTAGCAACGTGACCATCGGTTCGGGCGTTTCTTTTGCTGGTGGCACGCTATCGGCCACGGGCGCAGGCGGCACGGTCACATCCGTAGCAGCTACAGTCCCCGCGTTCTTGTCCGTCTCTGGTAGCCCAATCACTACGTCCGGTACGCTGGCGGTCAGCTACTCCGGCACAGCGTTGCCGATTGCCAACGGCGGCACTGGGCAAACAACCGATGCTGCGGCTATTACGGCCTTAACCGGCGCGCAGACCTCGGGGTACTACCTGCGCTCTAACGGCACGAATGCGGTTCTCGCGGCTATTGTTGCGGGGGATGTGCCTACCCTAAACCAGAACACCACTGGCACCGCGGCCAACGTGACGGGCACGGTGGCGGTGCTAAACGGTGGCACTGGCGCTACAACGGCACCGGGCGCTAGAACCAATTTAAGCGCGGCTCAGAGCGGCGCAAATACCGACATCACATCCATTGCGCTTACGACTGGCACGATTACCACGGCTCCAAGTTCTAGCAACGACATAGTAAACAAATCCTACGCCGACTCAATCGCTTCGGGTATTAACTTCCATGCGGCCTGTAACTACGCAACGACAGCGGCCTTGTCTGCGTACACCTACAACAATGGCGCAAGCGGGGTAGGGGCAACGATAACTGCTGTTGCGGTTGGCGCTCTGACTATTGACGGGTACACCTTTGTATCAGGCGATGTCGGCAAGCGTATTCTCATAAAGAACGAAACCGGCGCGTATGTCAGCAACGTGTTACCCAGCGCGGCGTTTAACGGCGTTTACACGTTAACCACCGCTGGCACGGCTGGCGTCGCGTATGTCCTAACCCGTGCTACTGACTACGACACCAGTGGTAGTGGTACGAATGAAATCGACCAAGGCGATATGCTTTTGGTTATTTCAGGAACTACAAACGCAAATACGTCTTGGGTTCAGCAGACGCCTTTACCTATTACCGTTGGCACTACGTCGCTGGTGTTTATTGAATTTGCAGCAGCCCAAACGTACACCGCTGGTACAGGGTTAACCCTAACAACCAACCAGTTTTCAATCGCCAACATCGGCACGGCGGGGACATACGGCTCGGCAAGCCAAGTGCCGGTATTTGTAACCAACGCCCAAGGCCAAGTTACCAGCGTCACCAACACGTCGATCGCAATATCAGGCGGCGCAGTAACCGGCAACATCAGCGGTAACGCGGCCAACGTGACCGGCACGGTGGCCATCGCCAACGGCGGCACGGGCCAGACTACCGCCAGCGCGGCTTTTAACGCTTTATCTCCGATAACGACTGCGGGCGACTTAATTATCGGCAACGGTGTAAACAGCGCCACTCGGCTTGGTATCGGCGCAAACGGCTACGTCTTAACCTCTAATGGCACCACGGCAACTTGGGCAGCGGCCACCGGGGGCGTAACCCAGATCATCGCGGGCACAAACGTAACCATATCTCCTGTGGGCGGCACTGGCGCGGTGACCGTCAACGCTTCTGGCGGCAGCGCTTACAGCCGAACGTCTTTTACAGCTACAGCAGGCCAAACCACTTTCACGGTAACCTACGCGGTAGGGTACTTGCAAGTCTATGTAAACGGTGTGCTGCTGGCCACATCGGATTACACTGCCACCAGCGGTACAAACTTTGTGCTGAATGTCGCGTGCGCGGCGGGCGATATCGTAGAGGCATTGGTAATCACCACTGCTATTACAGGCATAACAACAGGCAAGAGCATTGCGATGGCAATGATCTTCGGGTATTAAGGAATAGAAATGGCAAACCCAAACATAGTCAACGTAACCACAATTTACGGCAATACCAGCTACTTAATTCCGAGCACTACAGCGGCTACGACTTGGACTGCGCTCACGCCTGCTGTTGATACTGTTAATAAAATTGACAACATTGTTGCGGCAAACGTGACTGGTTCGGTGGCGACGGTAACCGTGGCGATCAACAGCGCTGCGGCTGGCGCGGGAACAAACTACCGCCTTGTGTACCAAGTGCCCGTGCCGGTAAACGCTTCAGTTGTTGTTGCCGATAAGAGTACGGCTTTTTATCTCGGCGAAGCGCAGTCTGTTGTGGTGACAGTTGGCACCGCATCAGCAATTGAGTTGACTGCTTCATACGAGGCTATTACCTAATGTCCACTAGGTATAAAGGCTCAATAATGTCGTCCACTGCGGCGACAATTACTACGTCATCAGCTAAAGGAATATGGCGGCTTAACGAAGTGATGCAATCATTGTTTGCATCAATATGGCCTTTGTTTAATACTGCCCCTCCTTCCGTAGATTATTTAGTTGTCGCTGGTAGTGGCGGCGGTGGTTCTAGTGATAACGCCCACGGCGGTGGTGGTGGTGGTGGCGCTGGAGGGTATCGTACTGCAACAGGGTTCTCAGTATCCGCAGGAACTGCATACACAGTAACGATTGGCGCGGGTGGAGCGGGTAGAGCAAATAATACTGGCACTCGTGGTGGCAACGGTACAGATTCCGTTTTCAGTAGCATAACCTCCACGGCTGGCGGTGGTGGCGGGTCTAGTATTGCTGGAAATAATGGCGCTGCTGGTGGTTCTGGCGGCGGGGCTTTTGGTAGGACAGGATTTACTGGAGGTGCGGGGACTGCGGGGCAGGGATTTGCAGGGGCAAACTCCTCCGGTGGCACTTCAAGTTCTGGCAGAGGTGGTACAGGTGGCGGAGGCGCTAGCGCAGCAAGCGTTACAAACGCAAACACTGCTGGAACAGCCGGTGGCGCAGGAGCATCCTCGTCAATAACAGGAACTAGCATTACTTACGCTGGCGGTGGTGGTGGTGGCAGCGGCACTACTGCGGGTACTTTTGGGGCAGGAGGCGTTGGCGGCGGCGGTGCCGGTGGTCGCAATGGTGTTAACGCAATTGCGGGAACCGCGAACACTGGCGGCGGTGGCGGCGGCGGTGGAGTAGCTTCTGCGGGCGCTAACGGCGGGTCAGGTGTTGTTGTTCTTGCATACCTAAACAATTACAGGGATATTGTTTCATTCACGGCGGGGCTGGTTGTCAACGGTGTAACTACCACAGGGTCAAATGTTCCCCCATCAGATGTAGCATCACGTTCTGGGTACAAAGTTTATCGTTTTACTTCTGGCACAGGAACGGTAACTTTTTAACTATGTCAACTAGATATAAAGGCTCTATTTTATCTGCTTCAGCGGCAAGCACGAGCTTAAGTGCTGCCGCAGGTGTTTGGCGTTCTAACGAAACAATGCAAGCGTTGCAAGCAACTGCATGGCCTTTACTTACTTTCCCGATTGAATTTTTATTAGTCGCTGGCGGTGGCCCCGGAGGGTGGAACTATTCTGGTGGTGGAGGGGCTGGAGGTGTAATCACTTCTAGCGCGTTAAACATTAGCCCCGGTATAGGCTATACGGTAACTATTGGGGCGGGCGGAACTGCGCCGGGTAGCGGCGGCGTGCCCGGCACTGGCAACAACTCAGTGTTTACGGCGTCAAGTTCAAGCCCCGCGCTAGGTGGCGGCGGCGGCGATGTGGATAGCACTGGAACCAAGTACGGCGGCAATGGTGGCTCTGGCGGGGGCGCTGGATATTTAGCGGGGTCTGTTGCGGGGCTTGGAACAGTGGGTCAAGGTAGGAATGGCGGTGCTGGTGATTCAAACAGCAATTTTGGTGGCGGTGGTGGAGGATTTGGGGGCGTTGGTGTAGGTGGTACAAACTCTACTGGCGTTGGCGGTATTGGGCTATTAAGCACGATCACCACGGCGTTTGCTGGAACTGCTAGTACGGCGTCTAACACCACTTTAACAATCACCGCAGTCTCTGCGGGGGTCATAGGCGTTGGCACGCAAATAACCGGCTCAAACATCCCGGCAGGAACGGTTATTACCGCACGCGGAACAGGTACTGGCGGGACTGGCACTTACACCATGAATAAAGCCGCTACCACCACCACCACGGGTGTGGCGATAACTAGCACTGGGGTTTACTATGCTGGCGGCGGTGGAGGCTGGACGCGAAACACAGGCACCACTCTCGGCGGCTTAGGTGGCGGCGGCAATGGCGTTACAGGCTCTGGCGGCGGCGCTGGGGGAGTTAACCAAGGCGGAGGCGGCGGGGGTGTTGGTTCTGCCGCATCAGGCGGAACTGGCGGATCAGGCATATTGATTATCGCTTATCCCAATTCGTATGCTAATCTCGCTTCGGTATCCGCAGGCCTGACTTGCAACGGCAGCGCTGGGAATACCACGCCCGACACGACCTACCGCACGGGCTACAAAGTGTATAGATTTACTGCCGGAACAGGCACAATTTCTTGGTGACAACTATGGCGCATTACGCAGAACTTGACGAGCACAATATAGTCCTACGGGTGATTGTTGGAGTAGATGAACCTTTGGATGGTGAAGCCATTTACGCAGAGACTACAGGCAAGGTTTGGAAGAAGACCAGCTACAACACCTACGCCAACCAGCACAAACTGGGGGGTACGCCTTTTCGTAAAAATTATGCGGGGATTGGGTACGTTTATGACCCGGAAATGGACGCTTTCTATCCACCCGCGTCATTCCCAAGCTGGACTTTGGATAAAGAAGCTGGGGTGTGGGTTCCACCTGTGCCAAAACCAACCGATGATAAATTGTACGTTTGGGTAGAAGAGGCCAGACAATGGATCGAATACACTCCATATAACATGATTACTTAAAGGTAAACCATGAGCCTGCCCCGTAATCTATCAATCCTTGCCGAAAATACCGATACGGCGGGGGTAGTCACGTATGCCACTAACGCCACCAACACGGGGATTACGGCTGCGACAACGGGCGCGACCAACTACTTGACCTTCGTCACAGCCACTACCGGGAACCTCCCACAGTTGGTAAACTCGTCGATAACCGCAAACGCAGTCAATGGCACCATTACCGGTGGCATTGCTGGCGGCGCTTTTTAAGGAAAACATCATGGCAGCCAGTGGATTCACACCAATTTTGATCTATGCAAGCGGCACGGCAAGCAACGTGCCCTTGGCAGCAAACCTGACCAGCAGCGCATCGGGCGCTGAGTTGGCGCTGAACTACGCCGATGGCAAGCTGTACTTCAAGAACAGTTCGGGGGTAGTGACACTGCTGGCTGGTGCTGGAGGCGCTGGCGTCGTAGCGGGCTCTAACACCCAGATTCAGTTCAACAACAGCGGCGTGTTTGGTGCGTCCGCCAACTTGACTTGGAGCGGCACTGTACTGTCCACGACTGGGTTGACTGCCACTGGCGCAATCACACTCAATACCACGACGAACAATCAGTCCTACACCACTACTGGTGCTGGCACGATTACGATCTCGTCAGGTACTGCTGGCTCCATCAACAACATGACCATCGGCGGCACCACTGCTGCCGCAGGCACGTTCACGAATTTGACCTATACCGGAACACTAACTGGTTCCACAGGCGTGATTGCGATTGGCACAAATCAAATTTACAAAGACTCCAGCGGCAACGTGGGAATTGGGACGAGTTCGCCGGGGGTTAAATTAGATGTAGCTGGTGCAATTCGGTCAACAAATAGCAACGTCTATGCTGGTGATGGTAGTGCTTTTGCATGGGGTGCTGCCAGTACATATGTTGGTGGAAGTTCTTCTACCAACATAATGACGTTTGTAACTTCTTCTTCCGAGCGTATGCGTATCGACTCCAGCGGCAATGTGGGGATTGGGACGAGTTCGCCGGGATACAAGCTGGATGTTCAGGGCGCAACTGCATCCACACAACTGAAATCCACCACGGGAACAAACTACGTTGCACATTTCTTAAACAACACTGGTGGCTTTACTTATCTTGGCGTTGAAAGTAGCGCTGGCGGGTCTTTGTTTACGGGTACAGCGGCTTATGAGGCAGTATTTGGTACTGTCAGCGCATACCCTGTTGGCTTTGCAACTGGCGGCGCGGAGCGTATGCGTATCGACTCCAGCGGCAACGTGGGGATTGGGACTGCCTCTGGCTCGGCTCGGCTAAACGTCAATGGCGGTACAAGCACATCCCAGATTCGTTGGGAGGTAAACAACGCTGCTTTCACGCAAGAGGTATCCACAAACGCCGCAGCAAACGCATACGTGTACAAGACGAATGATGCTTTATACCATGTGTGGAAGTTAAGTAGCGCAGAGGCAATGCGTATCGACTCCAGCGGCAACGTAGGAATTGGGACGAGTTCGCCAAACCTTTCCAGCAGTAGCACTGCACTGACGGTCAACACAGGAACAGCGGCAAACTACTCTGCTTTTGAACTTGCAAGCGGTGGCACACTCAACTACCACATCAACGCAAACAACTCTGCTGTTTACCATGTCGCTGCTGGCACTCGCCCTTGGGTTGTTTACACCAACGGCTCCGAGCGTATGCGTATCGACTCCAGCGGCAACGTGGGGATTGGGACGAGTTCGCCAGCAACTACGCCAAAAATGACCGTGCAAGGTGGTGGAGCAAATGGTTATGGTGGAATAAGAATACTAAGCGACACAGGTTTTTCTAATGGCTCAAATTACCAAGCGTATGGTCGAAGAGGTGACGGTAACCCATCTGGTGCTTTTGCTGGTGGGACGTTATTGGCAAGGGTTAATACAGCCCCTGCCGCACTTATTTCAGGTATAAATTTAGGTCGAGTAGGTTTTGGCGGCAGCTACGACGGCACTGATGCAAACATAGTTTACGGCGCACAAATAACTGGACAAGCAAGTGGTACTTATTCATCCACATCAGCAGCAACAGACCTTGTTTTTTACACCACTCCAAGCGGCACGGCAGGAGGAACTACGACAGGCACAGCCGACTTTGGCACAGAACGCATGCGTATCGACTCCAGCGGCAACGTGGGTATCGGGACGAGTTCGCCGGGATACAAGCTGGATGTAAACGGTGGGATACGGATGCCTAACGCCACCGTATTTTGGTTTAATAATGCTTCAGGAACGGCACAAGAAACTTTGCAGTTGTATTCAGATAACAATACTTATTTAAGTACCCCCGGAGCTTTAATTTTACGCACAAACGGCACAACAGAGCGTATGCGTATTGACGCAAGCGGAAACGTGCTTGTCACTAACCCTGCTGGTCTTGGCTACGGCACAGGCTCTGGTGGCACTGTTACACAGGCAACAAGCAGAACTACTGCGGTAACAATCAATAAGCCTACTGGCAAAATTACGATGTTTACTGCAACAGGCAGTCCAACATGGTCAAATTTTACTGTTAACAATAGCCTTTTTACAACTACTGATACAGTTATATTAACCGTAGAAGGCGGTAATGCAAACACTTATATGTTAACTATTGTTGGTACTGCGGCAGGTTCATTTATTATTGGATTTGCTACTACAGGAGGCGTAGCTTCAGATACACCACGAATTAACTTTGCAATCATTAAAGGAGCGACAGCATGATTTATTTAGCAGCGGTATGTCACGACATTAAATCCAACACCTTAGAAGCCACATGGCTAGAGGAAACGGAAACGGAACTCAAGCGAGTAAAGTGCCGCAACTACAGCGCAGAACAGAAGGACGAGTTCCTTGCTGACTGTGGTGCGGATGGTGAGAAATATACAACTTTAGCAGGATGGTAATTATGACTACAACTTGGAAAATCGCACAATGCGACCGCCTCACCGCAGACGGTTTTATCACTACGGCACATTGGACAGCAACCGCTGTTGACGGTGACTACTCCGCTGGTGCTTACGGAACTTGCGGCTTTGCTGCTGGCACTCCGTCTATCCCCTATGCTGATGTAACCGAGCAAGAAGTTCTTGACTGGTGCTGGGCTGGTGGCGTGGACAAGGACGCAGTGGAAGCAAGCCTTGCTGCACAGATCGACCTACAAAAGAATCCGGTAGTCGCCGCTGGCGTACCTTGGTAACGGGAAGCCGCCACCCGGCCTTGGCGGCAATTTGAAAAGGAAATATGAAATGGGCAACAACACAAAACCCCAACTCATCATTGACGGCGTTGAGTATGACATTGATTCTTTGAACGACCAGCAAAAAGCAATCTTGGATCACGTAGCTGATCTGGAGCGCAAAGTAGCCTCGGCTAAGTTCAATTTAGATCAGTTGCAAGTCGGACGCGATGCGTTTTTGAATATGCTAAAGCAGGCCTTGACCGAGCAACCAGCGGAAGCAAAAGTAACAGAGTAAAAAATGGAAGCAACTCACGAACTCGCCACGGAGACCGATAAGCGTTTGTCTGTGCATGAAGCAATTTGCGCCCAGAGATACGAAGGAATCCAAGCACGTTTTGATGACGGCTCAAAGCGCATGACCAAGATTGAGTACCTCTTGTACGTGCTCATTGCGGCGGTGCTGTTAGGGCCGGGCGTTGCGGCAGAGTTCGTGAAAAAAATGATTGGGCTTTAAGCCATGCGGTATGCGCGCTGCTCTCTTCTTTGGTTTGCTGCTGTCGGTGGCTTTGGCCGGGGACAGGCTGATCTTGTCCACCGAGCCTTCGCCCAAAAAACCAGAGAAGCCAAAGCAGACAAGCTGCGCGGTGCGGGAGTTGTACGTTATTGGTTTAACGACACACGACCCGGCAGAGCGGCACAAAGCTATGCTGGATTGGCTGGATAAGTCAGCGTGCAGCGCGAATGATTATGTGACCATTTGGAACGCCCTGCCGGAATGGGCGGGTACTTCAGATAGCCCCGCATTGAGGGCTAAGATTATGGAGAAGGCAAGATGAACGAATCATGGTTAGCACGCAACATACAGCCGGTAACGGTGGTGTTCTTGCTTTTCTCGTACTTCTTCTTCGCGCTGCTCTCTGTCTTTGAGATGGAAACCCGTGGTGCGTATGTTGACCTGCTTGGGCAGGCCATGATCATCGTCATCACCGCCATCTTTGCGGGCAAGACCGCCGAGAGGATTGTTGACATCCGAACAAACAAAGGAGCGCCAGATGGCACTTGATCCAGTATCAGCATTGTTTGAAGTCGGCAGCAAGGTCTTAGACCGAGTTCTGCCCGACCCTGCGCAGCAAGCAGCCGCCAAGTTGGAGTTGCTCAAGCTCCAACAAAACGGCGAGTTGGCTCAGATTACTGGACAGATGGAAATCAACAAGGCTGAAGCGGCAAGCTCCAGCCTGTTCGTTTCCGGCTGGCGTCCGAGCATCGGCTGGATATGCGGCGCAGGGTTTGCGGTGCAGTTTGTCATCGGCCCGTTGGCAGAGTGGGGTTCTGTTTTGGCTGGTCACCCTGTCAAGTTTCCACAAATGGACACCGGAACCATGATGCCGCTTCTCTTGGGTATGCTTGGCCTTGGCGGTTTGCGTACCGCTGAGAAGCTGGCAGACAAGGCCGCGAAATGAAAGCAAAACTCACGTTTTTTGTGACCTTGATGGTCAGTTTTACCCTATGCGTGGTCATCATTGGTATGGTCGCCGTGCTGATGGCAGGCTTGTTTGACCCCCTCGTGGACAATTCAGAAATTTTCAAGTTAATTAGCCCTGCATTTCAGACAATTGTCGGCGGCTTTATTGGACTGCTGGCGGGCGTGAAGTTGTCGCACGGCGAAACGGAAGACTCCAAATGAACCTAAGCCCGCACTTTACGCTAGAAGAGTTGACCATCACGGATCATCGCCAGTTCGACAACACGCCCAATGAGGCCGAACGAGCGAATTTAGTGCGACTGGCCGGTTTGCTGGAACAAGTCAAGACCGCTATCGGTGGCAAGCCGGTGATGGTCAACAGCGCTTTCCGGTGCAAACAAGTAAATGATGCGGTGGGCAGCAAGGACACCAGCCAGCATCGAGTGGGCTGCGCTGCGGACATCCGAGTGCCCAGCATGACCCCCGATTCCGTAGTCAAGGCCATCATTGCGGCCAAGCTGCCCTTTGACCAGCTAATCCGTGAGTTTGACCGCTGGACGCACATTTCGGTGGCCAACGACCCCAAGGGCAAGCCTAGGGGGCAGGCGCTGATCATCGACAAGCAAGGCACCCGCCCTTACAATCAAGGGTAACAAGGACTGAACATGACGACGCCATCCTACGTTCTAACTTACAACAGCCTCACAAGCACGGTGCTTCAGTACCTTGAGCGTAGCGACCCCGCCGTTGTCGCCTTTATCCCCGTGGCCATCACGCTGGCCGAATTTGAGATCGCCCAAGACATCAAGACGCTGGGCCAGATGGTAGTGGTCGATGCCACCATGAATACCGGCAACCCAGTTATCGCCAAGCCTGCGCGCTGGCGCAAGACGGTTTCCATGACCATGGTGGACGCCGCTGGGGCCAAGACGCCCATGTACTTGCGCAAGTTGGAGTACCTATCGAGCTACTGGCCCGATGTCACTGCGACCGGCACGCCGCTGTACTACGCCGATTACGACTACGATCACTGGTTTATCGCACCCACACCTAGCGCTGATTTTTCGTTTGAGGCGCTGTGCTACACCCGCTTGGAACCGTTGTCTTCTGCCAACCAAACCAACTGGCTCACCCAGAACGCGCCCAACGCGATGCTTTACGGCACGCTCAAGCAGACCGCGCCCTTTGTCAAGGATGACCCCCGCTTGGCCATCTGGTCGGGGCTATTTGACAGCGCCATGGCCGCGCTCAAGGCCGAAGACCAGCTTCGCATCGGCGACCGCCAAGCAATTGCTCAGGACTCATAACCATGACCACTTACACGAACCCGTTCACCGGCCAGACTATTAGCCCCTCGTCGGTAAGCTACGAGTCCATCACGCTATCGGGCAACCTGACGCTTGAATGGCCGATAAACGGCAACGACGCCACTCCGGTCAGCAGCATCCTTGATGTGACGGCCACCGCGCCGGGTTTCAACTTGGCGCTGCCGCCCGCAACGCAGGTATCGACTGGCCAGACTGTCATCGTGCGCAACATCGGCCTCTTGGCCAACACGTTCACGGTGACGGACTACACGGGCGCTACCATCATCTTGGTGTCCTCTGGCGTTGCTCAGTTCATCTTCTTGACCGACAACAGCACGGAAGGCGGCACTTGGTCGTCCGTGGTGCTGGGCGCGGGCACATCATCGGCCAACGCCGCAGCGCTTGCTGGGTACGGCCTGACCCCCATCGGGCTCACCCTAAACCAAGCCTACACCACGGCTACTTATTACGGTAACGCCACGCTGCCTTCTACAGTGCGTGCGCAGCTTGTGATCTGGGGCAGCGGCGTGGGCGCGTTGTCGCTACCA